CTGGCTAACTTTCGCAAGCTCACCTTCGAGCCTCGAAAGCTCGGCTTTGTCTTCGGCCCGCGAAGATTCAAGCTCGCTTGCGCGTGTAGTGTACGATGCGTAATCGCGAAGATCATCACGCAAAACAGCTAACCGCTCCTCCATCGCAATAATCCCTTCGTCCGTCACTGGCTTCTCGCTAACACGAGCCCGTGCGACCGACAAAGCCTCAGTGACTGATTTTAGCTTTTCCTGCGCGTCGTTTGCGGCAGAGGCAAGTGGGCACTCGCTTTTCATGTCCGGCTCGCAAGGTGTGTCCACACCGCACTGGGCAGCTAATTGAGCTTCCAATAAATCGAGCCGATAGCACTCAGAAACCGACTTCTCGTGCTCTGCCTTCGCCTCGCGCATCTCAACAAGCTGCTCCGACAATTCCAACACAGACAGCTTTGCCTCGTTTGCATCAAAGCCCTTCACCCGGTCGTAACCAGTCAAACCCTTCGAGAGCCTACCTGTGATTGATTTAATCGACTTCTCAAAGTGTGCTTTTGAAGCTATTTCTCTCTCCAGCCCTGTTTTCAAATCTTTATGACGCGCTGCGACAAGGACCGCTTTTTCTTTCGACGCCTTCAAAATCTCATGCTGTGCCATTGCGGTCGAATGAGACTCCCGAAGCCTTTTCTCTAGCTCGCGATACTGCGATTGTGCAAACTCGTATCCACGATTCGCCTCGTCACAGGATGTCACGACCTTTGCTAACAGGTCAGTGGACTCCGCTACCTGCTTGTAGAGGTCGTTGAGATCACTCTCAACATCCTCTCTTACACGATGACCTTTTAGCGAGAATTCATACTCCTGAGCATAACGCTTTGCCTCGTCGTTCGCGTGCTTGGCCATCGAGTCCATACGTTCGATGCCAAGAAGCTTTCTAAACAATTTGCGGCGCTCTGAAACCGACAGATTAACGAATGACCCCGCACCGCCCTGGACTGCAAAAACAGAAGCTAATACCTCCTCCTCTGCGCCTAGAATCGCCTGGATTTCACGGTCGTAGTCCCTTACCTTCCCATCGACCAAAGCCTCACCATTTTGCCAAATATGAGCTTCCTGCTTGCCCGATACGTTATCGACTAAAACCTTGGCTCGGTAATCGTCTCCACCGTGTTCAAAATCAAGCTCAATACCAGCTTCACGCGAGCGAGCGCAATGCGCTAGACCACGAGGTACTCGGCTGGGCATTGTTCTGTAAATTATGCCTGGGCAAGACGCCTCAAGGACCGTAGTTTTGCCCGCCCCGTTCGCACCGCAAATCGCTATCAGTCCGCTCGGCATTTCACCAAAAGGAATGACTATTTCTTGGTCATGGAACCTTGTTAAATCAGACAGCTTTAGAGATTTTAGCTTCATTGTTTTCTCCCTCAATTATCGCAGACAAACGCTCCAACGCCATCGCCTGTACGTCTTCCGTTGGTGGCTCGCTCGCGACTTCCCAGTACAATTTTAGTTTTTCACGTAGGTCTTTCGTTTCCGCAATTTTCGGTGCCCTCACTCGGTGGCTTTTAACCACCCTCTTCTCAAAAACATCGACTGCGTGCCCAAACACCAAAGACGCTCGCTCTTCGCTCAAAAGAGCAGCCTCTTCTTCGGACACCTCCACCCGAAGCTTCACCCGCGCTCGCTCGGGCACATGCTTGTCTTCAGGTCGCAATTCGCCCTCCGAAAAAATCGCGCTAATCGTACACACTGGTCGGGCTATCGATTCCACCGTCTCAACGTGCGCTCCATCGTCATCGATGGTCACCCACGACACCGAATGCTCATGCTCCTCGCCAAAATCCGATGGCCACAGCGAGCCGGGATAGCGTGCCTGACCCAAATCTTGTGGCTGGTGGATGTGACCAAGCGCATAGTAGCTTGCGCGAGCGACTTCTAATTGTGCCAATGTGACCTCCACATCGTCTCCAACAAAAGGCTGCCCGTTAGACAAAAGAGAGCCTGAGATATTGAGGTGGCCGAGCAGAATTCTTTTGCTCGACTTCCAGCTTAAACCTACCGCCCTCAGAAGCTCGACTACTGCTTGCTTCAACTCCTCGCTGATGCCTACCTTGCTTACCCCGACATCTGCGAATGCAGACCGACGAGGATAGGGTAGGCAGAAGATCTCGGTGTCATCGACAGTGACTCGACCCGGCTTCTCAAAATACCTCACGCCTGGAAGGTGCGACAAGAAGCCCCAATCGTTACGCAAATCGTGGTTTCCGCGTATGACTGTGACCGGACATACCATCGCGGCCTGGGCACACCATCGCGCCAAAACACGACGCTCTTCGATGGTGGCCCTGCGAGGCTGCTTGTTGGTAAGATCGCCAGCGATAAGCACGCCATCCGGCGAACGCTCTTGGACCTGACTTAACAGCCACGCCATTACCGTTTGCTGCTCGCCCCAGTTGTCAGAAGTGCTTGTTAGATGCAGGTCTGCCAAGTGTAGAAAATTAGTCATCACACACCCCCTAGAATGGAATTTCGTCAGCGTCGATTTCATCCAACGAAGGTGGTAGCGAGCTTTGCTGAACTTTAGGAGCAGGAGTTGGAGCAGGAAGAGGAGCAGGCATAGGCTCCGGCTCATCTTCCAAACCAACGTCCTCGAACGTCTCTTCGATAACCTCTCCCGTCGAAGTGTCGATGTTTGGTAAAGCCTTCAAGTCCGTCACCGCTGGCTCCTCTGCACCGCCGTAAAGTTTGAGTGCGGCATCGCCAAAGAGGCTCTGCATCGCCACAATCTCACGCATCTGTGGAGACAAGTCTGCCTCGTTTACGAGCGGGACCAATACCGGAATGATAAATGGGCGCTGAATCTCATCGCCAGTGTATGCTGTTTTGAGCCCGAGCACCGACCGAATGGCCCGGTTCAGAGCCTTGGTTTCGGCATTTTCCATAGCCCACCTCCGAGCCTGTTGAATGTGCTTCTCACCACGCATCGTGGAGAGTTCTGGCGAGCCGTCGCGAAGGTCCACGCGCCGCGTTCCTTTGCAGATACGCTTCACACCTGTGACCTCCATGACCTCAACCTCAACAGCCCACTCTACATAATACGGATCGGACCCGTCATCTTTGCGGTAGCTCTTAAGGATGGAGCCGTGCTTCGCCGCGAAGAGCTTGCCCAAAATGTGTTTTGATAGCCCGAATTTATTGCCGGGTCCGGGTATCGAGTAGACATCACCGACAGCCTGATCGGGATTCACCTCGACACGCTGAATTGCCAGCGCCTTAAACGGTGGTAGGTGGCTGAGTCCAGCGACCGTCGAGACTAGGTTTCCCCGGCCCTGAGCGGCTTGCAGCCATCGGTTTGCGGTATCGACATCAGTCACGATGTTCGAGTTTGATTTCATAACGCTACTTCCCATGATTCTCACCTCATCACAAATTAATGGAATACTGTACTTTCTGGTCGGGTTCGCCTGTGTTCGAGCCAGTCACCACTGGTCACACGAGTCATGCCTTCGACCTTGCTCGCCTGCATCGTGTAGAGCCAAACAAACTGGCCAGCCCAAGTCTTTTCCTCCATCCGAAGATAAAACTTGGGATGACCTTCGAGCGTGTCCAGTTGCTTCAGCGTCTTATCGCTTATCTCGTAAATTTCCCCGTGAATGACCCCGTTACCCTGGACGACCGCTGGAAAGTATCCATAGTCGAACATCTCGTAACCGTTGATCGTCGCCTCGCCAACAAGTCTGCTATTAGCCAGGTAACCGTGATTGCCAAGCCCCCGCCTGAGCGTCCCGTAAACAAAAACTTTGTGCTTCATATCTATCTCCCTTTTGCGAAAATGGCTCGACCCGTAGAGGCTCGCCAAACATTGTTTCGGACACCTTTGCGTGAAAACCGCTGGTCCTTTTCAAATTCTAACTGGAACTGGCCGACCTCGTTGACACGCGCTTTAAGGGCGTAATGGCTCTCAATGGCCGCATCGGACACATGGTCGAAGCAAAGGCCACGACTGGCGAGCCCGCGCTCAATCTGCTGCGTGTAAACGGTGGCCGGTTCTGCAACCAGCTTAGTGTGGTCTGCCAGGATATATGTTCTGGCGCGAACCACCGCCCCGTTCTGTAACCGAACCAACCGGTTTATGGCAGTGTACTGCCATGGGTAACCCTCGAAAGCATCCAGCAGCTTCCAGTCCTTGGTGGTCATGCTGTAAAGAACTCCCGGCACAACATCGCGCCCCGAGCCCCTGGACAGAGTAGCCACTGCGCCGCCCCAGCCACCGCTGTAACCGCGAAAGCAGAGTTTTGCACCATCTAAGTAGCCAGCCTGCTCGAACGTCGCGCTAGGGCATCTTCTAGCCATTTGCTCGGACATCACGTTCGAGCCGTAGGCGAAGTAGTATTTTGGATAATCTTTCATTATGTCCTTTGTTTCAAATAATGGTCACGCTGTCAACAGCTTTAGAATAACCCCGAGGGGCTGGCTGACCGGGATGGAGTAAAGGCTGCGAGCCGGTCAGCCAGGGGTGTGACGTTACGCAGCCAATTGAGTTTCGTTGTTGTTGTGTCCAGCGCGAGAGGAGTTACCCTCCAGAAGCGACTTCCGGCCCACGAGGTGAAGACGTGCAGTCTTGAAATCGTCACCGATCATGCCGAGACGATTAAGCCAAGTGCGACAGTCGTACTTCATGTTACGGGATACTGCCTTTTGCTTCGAGGATACGCGAGTAGCGTTCTTTGCGAAGTGAGCCATTGCGAGTGCCCACAGGATGTAAGCGCGAACCTTCCCAGCGTGCAAAGTGCCGTTGAAGAGTCGAAACTCGACAGTTCCTTTAGACGCGAGCGGACAAAGATTCAAAGCAGCATAGCGGGCGCTTGGGTAGCGTGAGCCAAGCTGATAGTCGGCGCGACGAAGCACGTTATTGAAGTGTGCTCGGTCATTTGCGGAAGGTCGACCGACAGTGCCTCGACCACCATTCATATCATCGACGATAGCAACCTTCAGTTGATCGAAGCTCTTAACGCCTTTCATGCGCTTCACGTAGGACTCCGAAATGGGTCGGCAATAGTTACGACGAGTCGAGTTACCAAGCATCGCCTGCATCTGAGCGTCGTGAGCGTGAACTGTCTTAAGTAAACGAATAACCGCTTGCATGTCCGACCCTACCGACGATGTGCGTCGACCGTTAAGCGGATTCACAGTATGGTCCGCGCCAGTCATGTAAGCACCGTCGATGTGAATGTGAATTCCACAGCCTAGACGAGCACTGGACTTGCATCCACCACGTCGCATCACGCGAAGCACAGTCTGAAGTGTTTCGATATCTTCAACAGTAAGAGGTGGACACACAAGCTCGCCACCGAAGCCGACGGAACCGCTAACACTGCAATCTGAAACGATGTTCCAGACACGACCCTGCGTATCGTGAGCACAAGAAGAGCCCTGAGCCCGAAGCACGCCAGCCTCACGAAGGCCGTCTGCCAACAGAGTAGTACCAGAATAACGGGAAGGCATGGACATCTCTACTTCTACTCCGAAGAAGATGTTTGCGAGGTCAGTCATTACGTTTAGTTTCTTAGTCATTTTGAAATCTCCATCTCAAGTTCGTCACATTCACCTTTATGCCTCAGCGATGGGGGTGTTGTCAAGCCCTTTACAACAAAAAAAATAAGAATAATTATCCACGAGGCCAAATTGGCTCTCAGTAGAGCGAAAATAAATTTAGATTCCTGGGCCGCCTGGGGTTGGACCGGACCAAGGTGGCGGGACATCCGGGTTTAAATTTTCGTCATCTTTCTCGTCGGAATGGTCTTCCTGACTAGCCTGCCCGGACTTTGCTCCGGCATGGAAAGGCTCGGTGACCAATTGTGGCCCCTTCTTGGTAACGAACGGGTTACCGTGTGCAGTTGGCGCAAGCGAGAGCGCGTCAACAACATCGGCTGGCGAGATGTAGCTATCTGAGTCACAGTCGCGATGCGTCACTACAACTTGAATTCCAGCAGGCACGAGCGCGGACAGGTAGTCCATTAGCGAGCGGTCGTACGCTGACTGTAAATAAATCGGGTATGCGTATTTAGTTGATGGCGTCCCTGAATTTGGAACGTCCGCGTGGCCCAAAAGCTCCTCAACCTCGCCAGTCACAGAGTTGGTTCTAATCACACCCTCGCGGAGATGTGCCGAAAACTCCATTCCTGCTGGTCTAGTCGGGCTCTCTGCCTCGACCGGCGAGCCACCACCGCCAGTCAAATAGAGCGTATGTGATTCTGTCAGTCCGTCAGCGTGCGTTCGGTCGAAAATGACCTTACTAAGAGACGTGTCGGTGCCTTGGCTAACCAGTGACCAATTTGGTTGAGTTATAATGCACTGACCGTAGTGCCCTAGCCCAACGAATCCTGTCGAGCTATCGCCTACCGCGAAGTTCTTTGCCAAAGCACCGCCTGGCCCTAAGACGCTCATCTTAGCCTCGTTCGGGACCGTTGGGCCGCTGGGCGTAACTTTCACAAGCACTTCACCGAAACCGCTGCTACCGCTCACGCTATCGGTCGCGCTAAAGCCGATGCCATTAAATGACGGCGGGTTTGCTCCGTTGTGCCACACAAAACCTTCCTGCTCCTTATCCTCTGTGAGTGCTAAAACGGGATATAGGCATCCGTTGTTGATGGTGTCGGCTATCTTTTCAGCCATATTGGCCATCGTGTTCGACTGGATAGATGCTGAAAAAGTTGCGCCAGCACCTTCGGAGCCGTCCGGCATCGAAAGCGTTGGCGCGGAAGTGTAACCGAGGCCAGGATGGACAACAGCAAGCTCCGCAATGGTGCCACTGCTAATTCTGAACATGATTTTTGCGTGCTCAATTACCTGATTGCCACCGCCCTCGACCTTTAAAAACCCCTGAAAGCCACCGAAGTTATTTTCAGAAACGTAGTTCGAGCCAGCATTCGTAATTGAAGGTGTTCCTGTCACTTGCCAGCCGCCTGGAACCTTCGCTCCCCAGAAATGAGTTACCTCACCATCGTTCCAACTCAAAGAAACGCTGACATCTTTTTGGGAAGTTTCAGTAACGTGAATGGTGGAAGAGTCGCTCGTGTTTGTGTTTTCGGCGGCGTTGGCCGCCAGTGTCACAGAGAAAGCAGCTTTTTCGACGGTTGCAGCGATGGTTGCATCGTAAAGGAGCGTTGACGTGAGGTGTGGTGGCGCGAGCGGCGCGTTAGCCGAACCAAACATTGCGTCGTCCACAACATTTTCATCTGCGCTGAGTTTATAAAGTGTGCTTTTATAAGCAATTGAGTTTTTGGGCACAGTTATTTCCGGTGGAAAGGAATAGTAGCCTCCCGCCGTCGTCACAGTCGCGCCTGAGACTGAACCATCGTCACCAATCGTAAACGTGCCTGTCGCTTGCTCTGCTACCAAATCGACGGCTCCACCCACGAAGTCATCAGTCGAAAGGTCCGTGGCAATAAAAGTATTTGTGCCCAGCGTTGCGTCGAAAACCATGAATGCAGTGGCTGAGACAACCGTCACCTTAACCTTGCGATTAATTATATCGACGGGCTCACCATTGGCGTCTCGGACATTGCGAATCCGCACGTAGTCGTTTGTAGAAAGACCGTGCGCGGACTGCGTCTTAATGCCAGCTATCCATCCTCCACCGGCTACGACTTCTTCGATCTCGACTGGCTTACCGCCTCCACCATGAAAGAGCAGGTCACCACCGCGAGCCGTCGTTGCTGAGGCATCAGAAGTGAAAGCGAGGCCACCTGTGATGTGGCTGTATCCGACGGTCGCATACGTGTGCGCGAGCCCGTCTGCGAGGGTAGTTACACCTGTTGGCCACCCCATAGACGGCCCACGATAGTCATCGCGAGGCTCGGACGGCTTTTCAGGAAAAAGGTAGGGTGCGGTACGGAAAGTACCTCCATTTTTTTCCAAAACCCATTTTGAGCTACTGCTTATTTGGCCCTTCCCATCGTCTGAAATCTTGTAGTGCGCTTTTAGGCCGTGCCCACCGGGCGCGTAGAAGTAACCACCCGTGCCTTCAGTCGTAATCGACAGGCTATCTTTGTTAAAGTCCCGTAAACGCACAGTATCTCTGCGGCTCGTCGGCAACACGTACACTCGACCATTCAAGCCCGACACTGAGTGCCCGGTGATGTAAGCCCATCCACCGGCTTCAGGTAAGTGAATGTCTGATGATAGCCGAACACTCAAGGTCGGGTCAGTGAGCAAGCTTCTCGATATACCCGCCTTCTCACCGCCACCCGCCCAGGACACACGGCCTTGAGGTTCTGCGAGAATTTCACAGGCGCGACCCTCAGTATAAATAGTGGCGAGGGCAGGAGCCATACCCCACGCGGTTGTACCCTCGAACACCATCGTTTCGCCAGCCGAATTATCGTAAGGTAACTCAAATGTCGCGAAGCAACCTGAGACAGAAGCCAGCTTGTGGTAGTCGGGATTAAGCACAAAAGACAAGCAGTTATCGACTAGGCCGTGAGGTGACTCATACTGCTCGATAGATTTTAAATCGCCAATTCCAAAAGTGTCTGGATGCCGCCACGAAACCGACACGCTTGCCGTCCCGCCGTCGAAAAACTCGTGAGAGGTAATTTGGTCACCAAATTCAGTCTCAATGAGTGTCAGATACTTGTAGTCCTCATCGCCAGCAACCGTTGCGAACGCTTCGACCGTGCCTGTTCTTCCAGTAAGATTTTTAATATCTTGCGATGGGTTCTGCGAGATACGCACCTCTGTTCCTACTGGCGGGTAGAGAGCCTCGGATGTGTCACTAAATTTGTTTGGCACCTTTTGGCCAGTCGAGACAAATTTGAAAAATGGGTAACTCACTGGATGGCGCTTGAATGTTTTTTTCGCAGCGTCGTAGCGAGATACGTTTTTTATCCAGGCGAGTTGGCCAGCCTGAATTGTTGCTTGGCCCTGCCGGTCTAAGAAGATTTTGACTCGGTTTTCCTTTTTACCAAGCCCAGTTTTCAGAAACTCGTTATCTTTGTACGTTAAACCTGCCTCTGCCAACTCGTCTACAATGTCAAACTGTGGCTCAAGGGGTTCTTTGGGTGCTGCGGATACCTGAGTTAAAATGTGATTTTGAGGGACTGCCTCGGATGTTACTGTTTTGGGTGGGCTCTGGTTCAGAGGGTCTTGAATTACATCTTCAGATTCAAGCGTGACCGTCGGAGCCTTTACATATCCGTGCCCGTGACCCTGAACATCGAGCCTAACCAGCCTTCCAAGGCTGTCCGTGTGGGCGTACACAGTCGGCTTTTTCCAAACCGTCGACACGCTTCCAGTGTACGTTACTGCGCTACTGAATGGTGTGCCTTGGCTTTGCCATGACGGCTTAAATATGTAGAACTGGCTTGTGTTGTCGGTCAGCCGCATCACAGTGTAATTCACACCAGAAGTGTACTTCGCCTTTTTGGTTGAAGATTTCTTGTTCGTAATGGTGACAGTCGTGCTCTTGATAGATTGCAGCGCGAGGCCATCCAACTCCTGAATGCTACCGGCCTCTTTTGAATCTCCGGTCAGCGTGGCTGTAAATCCGGTAAGGGCGTTTATTGCGGTCAAGGTTGCGCTGACCGTGCCGAGGTTAGCGGATGGATTGTTAGAGCCAGACTTCACAGCATTAAACAGTGTGCCTGAGATTTTTGGCTGGAAATTGTAATCGGTGCCAACGCCGGATAAATCCGCGCTTGTCTGAACTATCACTACAGACGTTATGTGCGTGAAATGCTTTGTGGAGGATAGCGACTGTGGATTGAGGCCCGGAGCAAGCGTGAAGCTTTCGCTTTGCCCCGAAGAGGTAGAGTAAACCTCGCCATCGTCCGTCGATTTCTCTAAGACGGTTCCGTTGATCGTCACCTTAACCGTACCCTCTTTCAAAGGTTTTCTTAGCCAAAAGTGAACAGGCCCGTCGTGCCCAATATTCAAAGTCGTAGTGTTCGTTCCGCTCGTCGAAGCTGAAAAAGTAAGAGCTTCTTGGTAAGAGATACGCAATCCGTCGCCCGGTAGTACCCTCATCTCGACTGTATCGAGAGAGCCAGAGTAACTGACTGTACCAGCGTTACCCGAATTTGGGTCGTTCACGACAATTCGGACGGTCTGACCAACAGTCAACTGGTGCGCTGCGGAAGTCGTAACGAGAGCCACCGTGCCTTGATAATTCGCCTCGCCAGAAAGACTTCCGGTGTGGCCCATGAAGTCGTCTAAATTTTGAGGGGCAATGCCTGTGATCGAGACAGTGTGATCGCCACCTGTAAATTTCAACTTTAATTCGCTGTTGGGCTCATACCCCGAGCCACCGTTTTTAATTAAAAATCGGTCTAAAAGCACACTATACGAGTTTCCAACTCCTGTGCCGGTCACCGAAATTGTTGGCGCGTCCAACCATCTCCCGCCGTCACTAATCGTTATTGTGCTAGATATCGATTTATCGTAACTCCCGACATACACTTCAGGCGCGGTTCTGTAGCTCGTTCCCAGTGCGCTGGTCGATATCGACGCAATCTCTCCACCAGAGTTCGACGTGACCGTTCCGACTGCGCCAGAGCCACCACCGCCCCTAAAAATCAGCGGATATGTTTGCGCGTTGCCGTAATTTCCACCACCGTCGCTAATCGTAACCGCACGCAAGGCCCCCGACCCCATATCGACTGTTTTTTCTAAGTTGCAGGTCACGAACCCGTTTACGCCAAGGCCGCCTGGGTCACTGAATCCAATTTTTGGTATAGACGTGTAGTTCTTTCCTTGCGCTGTGATAGTCGCAGACGTGATTTCGCCATCAGCGTTCACAGTGTATTCCCCGACTGCGCCAGAGCCACCGCCACCCGTGAAGGTCAAGCTCCCTTTACCATCCGGGCCGCCAGTATTTGTGGTGTAACTCGACCCCGGCAAAACAACCTGTGCCGATGCCAATTTGGAGTGCATCACGATAGGCGTCGGTGCTGATGTGTAGCCCGCGCCCTTATCGACCAAAGTCACTGAGTTAATTGTTCCGCTGGAGTCCACTGTGTAGGTTCCATGAGCACCTTGGCCGCCACCGCCCTTGAACACAATCACGCCATCGTTGTAACCTTTCCCGCCGTACCCAACGGATAATGCCGAAAGCTCATTGTCTGCAAGAAGATACGCAGGTAGCACGCTAAAAAGCTCAGGGAAAAGCTCTACCTCCACGACGCAATGTAGACCTCCCCAAGTCCCGATGTCGAATTCGTGAGCGTTTGCTCCCAAAACCGAAGGCTTATAGTAGTCGCCCAAGACGAGTGGGTCCGATACGTGTTTGTATGTTGTTCCAGGGCTGCGCTCGTGAATCAAAAATGGAATGAACCGAACACTGTAGCTGCCACTCGTCACAGCCTGCGAAGAGTCCGTAAAGTTAGCACCCAGATATTGCGCGTTGCCGAACGGCGACTTAATCAGGTCGAGCCGGGTATTGTGTGAGGAGATGTCTTGGGTGGGGTCACTCTTAAAGAGCAGCACCGTTCCGTCTGCCTTCGTAATTTCAACGATTCGACCAACGTGACATGTCGTAAAGTTACCAGACGAAAGGTATAGCGCATAAGTGCCATAGGTAGCAGCCGACGTGTTCACAGTCACGTCCAAAACAGTGTCGTGAGATTTCAACGCTGCGCGAAGGAATTTGAAGAGACTTGGCATTGGGCCTCGTACCGCGAATGCCGCTTCGTTCACAGCATCCCGCCAATCGGACTTGTTCCAATTTACGCTGGGCAGCGGGAACCCATACCAATCTGCTATCTTTGCAAAAGACGATAGCGGGTAGCCTGCCGAGTGCTCAGAATGCGTTATGCTTGTGTCACGCCTTGCTGTTTCAAGCTGGGAGTATGGATCTAACATCTAAATGGACCTCCGAACCGCTAACAAATGACTTCCTTGGCTCTACAGCTAGTTTACCCTCGGCAAGGTCCGATGCGATAGTTGTATTGTCCATGTATAGACAATTTGTGTCTTTAGACGCATATTTTAACTTTTGCCCGCCCAAATAGACGTAGCCGCTGTCTGGAAACGAAAGCGTTGTCTCGATCAACATCACACTGTCTGTCTGCAATGTGTATTCTTTACGCAAACGTGTCACAGGTCTACCAGCGGTCTTCTGGATAGCGTCTCCAAAAGCCAGCGTTAAAGCCTCTAGCACCCCGATGTAGTTGCCGGTTTTATGAGCATTGCTGCTGCTATCAACGTAATTAACCTCGCCATCTGGTACCTGAAAAAGTAGGTGGCCCGCGAGCGTGTACGTGCTGTTGTTAGTCGAGAGCGCAGCGTTCCCAGCGTCCCTCGCGTTCGCGCATGTGACAGTGTATGTGCCTGGAACATCGAACTCCGGTGACACCTTCACCTTGTACGTTTGCGTTCCGGTAACAGCCACGACCTCTGTTGCGTAAACCTGCCTGTAGCCGGTTGCTGGAGCGAACACATAGTCATCAATACTGGACACCCCGGATGTCATCGACTCACCGAAATTGATTGTGATCGAGTTGTTCTGAGCAGACGCTATTGTGATTGAACCAGCCATTAGCTAACGCTCACATCTTTAACTGAATTTGACTCGTCGTATCCGTCAATAAGCTCTTCGCGCTGAATCTGCCGAACACCCACTTTGTACAGGTCCGGTGGAAAGTTCTTACGCATCGCGTATGCAGAGTGGACCCGGTGACGCCGGACAACCACGATAGTTCCGGTCGCAACGATCTCTGTGTCTGCGGTTCCGTGATACAATTTCAGAGTGTATGAGCCCACGGGGAGATTGGGAAGCGACAGTGTTAGCACCTTTCTAGGCTTGTTGGTACTGAGCGCGTTCGCGTTGCCTGGAAACGCCGAAAAGAGCGGGCCAAACTTGTTGTTCGATGCGTCGAAAAGGTAGGCCGTGTATGGACCTTTGGTCGGGTATGTTCCTTTTAGTTTCAACACTGTACCACCAAGGTCTGGCACATAGGTTGTACCGAGGTCAGGCACGACCAAAGACCTATCGCTAACGCCGGTCGGGTCACCAAAGCCATAATCTTGGTTTGCAGCGGCTATCGCTGAAGTGGCGGGCGTAGTTCCCGTAACAGTATAGTCGCCAAGGCCCCAAGAATGCGCTGTCCGGGTCGTCGATGTGCCAACCGTCGTGTGATCTAAATGAGGCGTTATGTTGCCGTAAATCGGAACAGGAGCCGACGCCTCGTTCCATTTTGTTCCAGTCGAGTTGAGCGTGATAGGTTGATTGCCCATGAAGCCCAACTCTTCCAGCCCCAAAAGTGTTCCATAAACAGTGAGCGGATGGCTGGTTTCGGCAGTGTAATCCACATAAGCCACGGTATAGCCGGGTTTTGCGTGAAGCACATCGAAGAAAGCTTTTACGCTACTGTATGTTGATGTCGGACCTGTGTACGCCCTTCCAGAGAGCGTAAAGACTGCGTTTGCGGACAACGTCGCCCATCCCCCTAAACCCGTAAAGAGGTTTATCGTAACCGATGTGATTTCAGACCAGTTAGCCGTTCCAGGCCCAACAATTTGCTTTTTAACACCATTAGCAGACGACCAGAACGTGGTATCCGTGTAAGTCTGAGCCGAGCCGGACGCATCCTTGCCGACGACCACCACGCCAATCGTGATTCCAGCGACCTGTGTCTTCTGGTTGGCACGAAGGTAAAGCGGGCCTGAAATCGGCATGTTTGCAGCAGAGGAGGCTACGTACTGAACCGACTGCTGACCAGCGGTTACTGTGATTTCTTTCTCAAAATGAACGTCTACACCCTTAACTGAGCGAGCCACCTTTCCTGCGGTGAAGTGACCGTCGGTGTTGGCCTCCAGAAAAGCCCGGTCGTAATCGACCGATGCTGGCTCGAACTTCACGTTGAGAATCTCTCGAAGCTGAACGCCGAGGGCTGCACTCAAATTGGTGTCGGTGTGAGTTACGTTCTCACCAAATTTGTTTGATGGTGATCCAAAACCCCACATTATGTAAGACCGCCAGCCTTATCACCGATAAGCGTTGGGAACTCCCAGTAACGTACGACAACCATGAGCTTACCCATATCCAGAGCACTTGTGTTGCCCGACGAAACCGTAAATTTTATTTTAAGCAAGTTGTTGCCTGATGGTCCGAAATCCGCTCCGATAACACGAGTCGGAAAAGCCCAACCTGCGCCATCGTAAGTCGCATCAAACCCGAATGCGTCACCTATTGAGCCCGATGACGAAACGTCTACCGAGGTAATTAGCCAATCAGGGTCGCTGTCGATGCCTAACTCGAAGGTGGTCGTAGGAGCAGACCCAGCCGCAATCGAAAAGTTTTGCGTTAGGTATGCGAAGGCATCCGTAATCACGATATTGTTCTGATCGATAGCAGACAGAAGCGTCACTGTTTTAGTTGATGCGGATGCGGAAATCGTAGCGTGCGTCACATGCTTTACGAGCACTTTCGGTATTCCTGGCGCGTCGATTTGTGCCAATTCTTGAGTGTTATTCTGCGTCCCGAGCGAAACTGTGTCGAGGTAGGTCGTGCCGATAACGCCACCACCGCTAAAACCCGTCACCGTGATGGTCCCGCCTCCAGCACTCACCAAACCTAAGCTCATGTTGTTACCAACCGGACCCCGAACCGAGGAAGTGAGGGTAACAACGGCACCATCAGATTCAGCCACGCAGCCGTTGCCAGCCGCGAGTAGCGCAGCCGCAATGGCTGTCGCTGTCGCTGTAGTCGAGACGCCTCGCGTCACCTCTGTGTCTAAACCATTTACCTTAAACGTCGGATTCGACGAAGGGTTACCTGAAACTGTGATCTTCGCGGTCGCCTGGGTAGCATTAAGGGCTGTACCAGACCCGACCGAACTAGGGATAAACAGTGGTAGATCGAAAGTAGGACTCATACTCTGTGCCTCAATATAATGGTTACGCTCATGCCTCCACCGATGTTGGCCGGAGCACCCGTGCAGACAAGCCCAAAGTGTGCATCGCTAAGTTGAACCGACCCACCAACATAGCTATCGATGGAGAGTGGTGAACGGGCTGTACCAACAGAGCCAGAAATCGTGTGCTTTGAATCTAATCCTCCCGAGCCGTCGATAAGCGCATTCGCAGCCCACTCAGCCGCACTACCCTCGACAACCTTGAACTGATAGCTTCCGCTACCACCTGAATCAAAGCCAGAATCGGCCATATTTACTGTGACTTGCCACAAATCCATCGTTAGGTTTGCGCTCGCGCCTGTCTTCGGCAATGTAAACATTACGTGAGGTCGAGCCACAACGTGAGAGAGTCCATCCTGAGTGAACGCACCACCCTGCCCTGCGCCTGTTAGGCTGGAAGTGTCTGTAGATGCAATCCAGTATGGCAAAGGTGTGGTGACTCCATTTCGGAGGTCGATATAGAACGATCCGTAAACCTGCGCGGTGTAAACAAAATACTCGTAGTTCACTGCCTTCGGAGTAGCCGCATCCGCTGGCGTGTCGCGTAAGACGACAGTTCCGGGGGCACTCGCAGTAGACGCCTCAATCGAATCGCCTTGATGCTTGTGCAGAGTAGTGTAATCGCCTGAAACAAGCTCATCCAAATTGGGGCCTGTGCAAGCGGTAACGTCTGTGTGCTCAATGACTGGCCAACGATTGGCGTTATCTGAAACCGCCTCAACAAGCTCCCAATACTCATCGTACCAATTTCGCTCGGTAGCCGCTGGCTTTATCAGCCCAATAGCGGCAGGGTCGCCTGGGTACCCAGCAAGCTTGACGTTCGGGCCACGAACTCGCACGGTAGCGAACGCGCTATCCGGTGCTAAAAGTGGGTCAGTGGCAGAAGTAACGCCAGCCGAATCAGTCACCACCAAAAGTACGCGGTAGTTACCCCACTTGCTAATCGGCCCGATGGTCGGGTTTTGCGCTGTGTCGGATGAAAGAACCGCAGTACCGTTTGGTGGCTGAGAAATTATATACCACTTGTAGGAGGCAATTGTAGCCCCACCGTCCGCAGTACCGGCCCCGGTTAAAGTTATGCTTGAAACACCCCCGCCCGAGACAACGTCTGAATAAAGATACGTCGCCTCGCTGGAGGTTCCAATTTTAGCTGTGGCTATCGGTGCTGCCATCTCTATCTACTCCTAGTCATTTAAGATGCCACCAAAGCCATTGCCTTCAAGGTCACCTTCAATCAGCGTCTTTTGTTGCTTGACCACTCGACCACCAGTTGCGCTGGAAATTAGCCATGCCGCCAAACTAAACGACGCATCGTGGACGTTTTCGAGTTTTTCAAAAAACCCACCCGCCTCTTGGCTCAAGTTTTCGTAGGAGGTCATAGGCTCCTCTCGACCACTAATCCAGCCCTCGCCAACCTCGCTAATGTAGTCTTGGTGGCCTGCGTAATACTGCGTTCTAACGAGCCAGTAACGTGTGGGCGCGGTCGGTCCAGAAAGGTCCGAGGTTGCGCCTGAAGCCTGTTGTGGATTTTGGCCCTGCACCACCCATGTTTTCGGACCCTTCGCACCAGTGGACGACGTTCCGTTCAACGGGTCTGTGTTTGGGTCCAACGCGGCCACGGTTGCAGACCCGTTGAACTGGGTGGACGTAGCGACCACGCAATTCACCTTGGAACCAAAGTCCAACACGTATGTCCCGCGAGCGACTCGCCAAAATCGAACGGTTTTACCATTGCGATGCTGGTATGAGTAATTCCAGTTCCTTTTTTCGTTCCACTCACCATCCGACTCAGCACCCGTGAAACCTTCTAACGTGTGCGCTGCGTGGAACACTGCGACTGGCATGGTGGAGGCAGTTAAACTCTCGTCTACGTTGGCCTGTATTCTCCGGTCGAAATCATCCTTGTCGAGCGACTTCAATTCGGTTCCGACGGTCGCAGTCCCAGACCACGCAGAGTTTACAAAAGCGAGGTGAGTCAGGCTCTCTGCTGTGAAACCCTTCGACGTTACCTTGAATGGTTTTCCGGGTTGGTTGGCCATAAAACCATATCCAGCACCCGGCGAGAACTCTTCGGTGGCACCGAGGAAGAAAACGCTGCTATCCAGTGCTCCACCCGACACAACAATCTCTACCCTTAAATTCAAACCACCATCGGCTCCCTGCTCTTCGGGCGTATCGTACACTTGCTCGCCATCTTCGTCGTGAAGAATGCCAGCGGTTACGTTGATCGGGAAATTGTAAGTCCCGTCAGAAAGCCCGTTGTCTGAAATGAACTTGTCCCAGCTAAACTGAGATGTCGGAGCATCATCAACTAACTCCTCGATAGCGTACCCGTTAGCTCCCCAAAGTTCCTTTAGCTCTCGCTGCCTCCGCGTAAGGCTCATTATACCTTGCGGTTGCGGCACCGTGTCGAGCACACCGGCACGCCAGTGATGCCAGTAATCATGCTCTGGAAAATGCGGGTTGCCCCCGTAGAGACGTGCAATCTGCCTCTTGATCTCAGTTAATTGGTTCACAAGCCCGTCGATTCTTCGACCATCCTTTCCCTGAATGTTGTAGCCAGTCGATGTGCTGGAGTATAAGCCTAGCTCACCCAAAAGGCCCTTTGGGATCTCTCCACCAAAGGCTTCCATGTCGCTCCAGTGGAACCATTTAATCTCTGGTTTTTGTGCGCCCGTTCCGGCAGTTTCCGGTTTGTGCATCAAAATACGTCCAATCGCACACCATTCGGGGCCTGGGTCATCAGCCTGGAAGGCGAACTCAGCCACCGTGCGAATGCGTGTTTTTAGCGCGACAGCTACTTCCTTAGAAGTTGTCGTAGACCACTTTCTTCGGGTAGCCGTATCAGCATCGTATGCTACAGGCCGAACCCAAACGTAAGGGTGTTGCCCAGTCGAATCGAAAGCGTCCTGTACGCCGATTAGGTCAAACTTGTCCTGCTGCTGCGCGTTCGATGGGTCAATGGATAGGATGTGGCCCTCGACCTCGCGAGGGTCATCCGCACTCACGCTGATTGCAGTGTCGTCAGTCGCGTAATGATAAACCATGAACTTACTGCCTAGCGTCACCTTCAACTGCGTTCGTTTAAACGCATCGCTCCCAGCTACGCCAACTGCGTTGTGCGTAATTGTGAGGTCCGGTTTTGAAAACACGCCGCCACGATTGAAGCTCTTCTGGTCATGCGTCCAATTCCCTTGGCCCAAAATCTGGCCAATGAATCGAGAACAGTAGGTGTAGACCAAATCTTGAAGCGCGTTAGCATCTGGGATGTCTAAGCGTTCTAGGTCATGTAGCTTTACTTTATCCATTTTTAGACCACCGTAATATTGGCCTTCTCGACGCGAAGGCTGTGACGCATCGACTTAGGATACACGTCAGTCTGTGGCTCATTTATGAGCACGTTCGTTACACCAGAGATATCCATAATTCTGCGCGACATTTCTGCGAGCAGGGCTGGCTGCCCTGGGGCCAATTCGTTCACATAGTCAACGACGGCCAACTGAGCCTGTTCTCCGAAAAGAGCTACTTCCGACGCTGTCGTATAAGTTGCTGTGAATTCTACATCAAAATACTGCGCTGTCGGTGGCACCACCCGGACCCTGGTTCCGGCTGCACGGAAACCGTAAAAGCCCGCGCCTTTATTGAGGTCACCCTCCAACTGATCTTGAAGCTCTTTGATCGAAGCACCGTAAACGTAGTAGCCGGATTGCGTTGCATCGATCAAGTCCGCTGACGTGTCAGCAACAACTCCGACGGCTATGGTATCGCCAGTCGAGAAAAGCTCAGGGTTATTGATGTAAACAACGCCTCGCTCCTCGATGATTGTAAAGTCCGACTTGTAGACATCGGGCTCTAGCTCTGTAAACGTCGATGCACCACTCGCTTTCTTAAATATTTTTGGCGCGTCCTGCGCCGGGGCCTGAAAGTATAACTGCGAAATACCTGTCGATGGGACTGTCACCTGTGGAGGAATTGCGCCTAAAGACACACCATTCGCGGTGGTACCTTTATCGTCCACAACCAATTCACAATAGCCGGGTCGGCTGACATCTTCATAGACAGTCGCATTTTTGAAAGTGTCACCATTACTGCCGGTAAAAGTTATCGCCTTATACTCCAGCGCGGGCCGCTGGCATCGAGATAGGGACTTTAGGTATTTTTTAGCGCGAGCGCGTAGTGATGCGTCACTCTCCCTTGTTTGGCCGCCCGCTATTGGTGCAGCGTTGGTAACGCTAAACACCGAGGGGCTCGGGCTCAAGTCAATCGAGTTAATCGTGCCTGCCGCTGTATTGCTGGACGTGCCTGGGACTAGCGATACCACATTAGCGTTTGCGCTCGCTGCATCGGTCGCAAAGCTGATTACCGCGTCGTTTGTGTAGGTGACCCCAGGATTAAAAGTCGAGGACACAATCAGGCCGCCGACCGGAACAGAAAGGCCAGCATCACCAGCGGATACTGTTCTCTGAATCGTCACTGTCCCGCGTGCAGAAACCGCACCCTTTCTTATAACGCCGTTCGGTGGTAGTTCAGCAACGCGCTCATCAAGCTCCGATCCGAAAACACCTTCGAGAAAGTAACTGTCACGAACCGACTTCATCCGTAGCTCAATATGCTCAAGCTCTTCAGCTACAGAACCCAGGATTTGTAACAACACCGAGCCTGCGTTGAGGTCATTTAATTCGGTCCTCGCAACGACGCGAGCGACCATGTCTTGCAAGATTTCATTTCTTAGGCGTGGTGTGAATGGCATTGGAACCCCTAAATCGGTATCTCAGCCGGTATAAATCCACCAGCCACAGGATACACATCGCATCTTACCGCGAGGCGGTCGCCACCGTCCACAATCTGTACGTCTTGCAGCCTGGAAACCCGCTTATCTCCTACAATCTGATTCTTCAGTTCGGACAAAAGAATCGCGATAGATTCCGTAGACGAAGGGTCGCCAGGACGTATCGGTAGGCCGATTTCAGGGAAAACCTTGTTGTCGCCACGATATGTTTTTAGCTTGTTCAGAAGGCCCTGTCGAAGATTTTCATGCCCCCGGATCAACGCGATATCATCGCTATCATCACCTTTGATCTTTAGATCACCGTCTTCGTCGAGCATTAGGTCGATTCCAAAGAGCCCTTGAACGAGTGGGTTGTTAGGATCAACGATTCCCTGCTCTTTATTTGATGGGCTTGGCACAATAAGCACGCTACCGACCTCTAAATACCCTGGCGTCCCAGCGTCCGAGGCGTACATCTCATCAAGGGCCGGATTAGCCAGCATCAAGAGGCCAACCGAATGTCGGGAGTTGTAATACTTTTCAGCAATTTCATACAGGCTTTCGCCAACACCGACTGTATGGTAGACGCAGTCGCCACCATCAAAACCAGCCTCGACTGCATGTGATCGATTGCGCTCGTCACTGAGTATCGCACCATCCATCGACTCTAGCCCCATCTGCTTCTCAACATCCAACTGTGACTGGAAATACACGTATGGCATGTTCGGTTGGTAGTGGAGTTGGAGCGTTGATGCGGCTGTTAAATTCGCGGCATTTATCGTTGGGGCTAGTGCCAGCAGGAAGTCGTGAACGCTCGATTTGGCTACTGCGTTTGTTTGAGGATCAGTGTCCGCGTCGTATACGTCCTCGTCATCGAATGCGTTCTGCAAGTCGTTCATAAGAGCTTTATATCTGTTTGATACCTCCAGCGCGTTGAGGCTTAAATTGCCTGGAGTGTTTTTTAACGCTCGCGATGTAGCCACAAGCTCGTTGCCCATATTTATGACAGTGAGCGCGGTTCTTTTGATCTGAGTTGACGCGCCGTGGACCAAAGCATTGAGGTCGCTCACAATGCCGGTCAGATTTTGAACGCCACGCCGGTAGGTATCGATAAACGCGGTTGCTCCCGCGTACGCACTAAACGCCATCTCGACAACGCTAGGCTTGGATATCCTCTCTGCTTCGCCGTACCCCTTAAGGTTTAGTGTGTACTGGTACCCAAAACGAGGCCCAGACGCCCGCCTTGACCAAGTGAACGAGGTTGGCTCAACGTGGTATTCGATTTGCTCGTCAAGTGCGCGTAAAACCATTCGACCACCAGACCGCGTTAGGTTCTGGTCTGCATCGTCGAACTTTAACCCAGTAAAAGAAGAGGCTGCGAGCCTAAAGGGCTTTTTTTCACTATGGTGTTCGGCTTCAATCGAGGCGGCCTCCGATTCCCAATCCACCAAAGCCTTGTACAGCTTCGAGAATGCCGCGTAACCGTCGAAGATGTTGTTTGGTGACCACCACCCCCCGTCTAACACCTGTCTTCGCTCTTTGAGGCCCGTGCGACCCTGAAGCTCAATCTCCATGAACCGAGGGCCTGAATGCTCTACCACAGGAAGCCGGCCAAGGGTCGGGGTCACCACCGTCGCAAATTGTTTGTTGAAGCGAATCTGTATCGGGTTGTATGGGAGCGGTATGTATTTCACGTCACCACCGCTCGTTGTGTACTCAATTATATATTTAATCGGAGTCGCGTGCGGATTTAGGCTTCCTAGAAATTCCATAATTTACCTCCAAAAACACACATTTTAACTCTCGTGAAAGAATTTTCGTAGATCTTGCGTGACAGATTCTTCTTTTTTGTTCATCACAGTCTCGAATCCGAACGATGGGCTGTCTTCATCCACGCTCATTCCCGAGACGTGGATGCCAGCGGTAAATAGATTCATCGCTGTTTCTGAGAACGTCATCGCGGCGATCATCGGCGCATTCTGTTCTGGGCTGTTTAGTGCGTAGTGACCATATCCTACGTCTTGCTTCTTAAAAAATGGAGTTGCGATCTTGGCATCGCAGGGAAAGTGAAATTCTATCGACGCTGGCAGAGCTTTCTGAATATTGGTTGATGTTTCGTTGTAGGGGCTATTAGCAACACTGGTAACCGGATGGAGCCTGCCTGAGCCCGCGCCCGCGCCTGAGACGGGATTCATGTTTTTGATGTTACTGAACGCTGATATATCCTTTTCCCACGTTGGATTTTTGATGGTCAAAGAAGACCGCCCAGGCCAATTCACCCAGGCGCTATTGTAGCCTCCCTGATACCACCGAACCAGACCCCGGACACGCTCTCCGTAGGATGGTGGTCGAGCACAATTCTCCCGCTGCTCATTTAATTCACTGACAAAATTTGCGCTTTTGGCGGTGTTTTTTTCAGTCATCTTGACCGTCGATGCCATCGCGGCCTCCTCTTGCGACGAGGAGTTCTTACTGTGGTTGGCATCATACGCCTTTACGTGCTCTGGCGTGGTTGGCACGCCGTAGGGGATTCTGCTTCCCCACCCATCGCGCTGATTTCCAGCAGCCCCGCTTATGTAATGTTTGCCGGTTTTCGTCGAGTTCTGGTCTGAGTGCTCAAAAAGGCCCTTGCTGCCCCAATAATATGAGTGGGGTGTTGTGACGGGGCCTCCAGCCACCGTAGCCAGAGGAGTCTTTAGGGTTCCGTTAAAAGACCCCGTACCCAAGACAACTGCACCATCGAGTTTACCAAATTCTTTTTCGACTGTGATGAACTGATTCCAGCACCACAACATCTGGGTTTCGAGTTGGAAAATACGCTGCTCAAAATGTTTGAACGCTGCATACATTAAAGTTGATACCCGCTGTCCGAGCATGGGAAAGTCACGCTTCAGTATCGCGTTTTTTCTTTCTTCGGACGGGTACTCCGTTCCCCATCCACCGCCTGCTTTTGCTTTTTTCCAAGACCACCTCTGAAGGATAACTGACACCTCCCCACGCAATCCCTCCTCGGTGTGCGTGCAGATAAATCTGATATATGGCGTCTTTGGTAACCACTCCCGCGAGACTCCATCGCTGGATGTTGATACGCGAGATGATCCCGTGCCCGGTCGGGCATTCTGCTCTGATGCGTCCGCTAGTCCCTTGCTAACAGAGTCGGCAAGCATGTCCGACTTAGATAGCCAGTTCGTGTCAAACGTGACGCCGCCTTGGTATGATATCTGAAATAGCGTGCCTCCCGCCTGTCTTACAAGGTCACGCCCTGAAACACGGCCACCAAGAAGCGACCCCGAGCCCCGGTTTGCAGTTTGGTCATCGGCAAACGTGGCAGCCATCAGAACCCGCTGCTTCAAGCTGAGTAGTTGGCCCATGATGACCGGCATCCGGGTAGAGCCTTCGTTAATGAAGCCTAAAAGCACAAAACTGGCCTTATCCCACTCTGACCCACCAGCCTCTCCCGACATCGGCCTGTTACCCATGAGGCTATCCATAACATCCGGGTGTGGTGGCTCGTAACCAAAGTCCCAGTTCATCTTGCCTTCGGACATCCCGCCGTGATGAAGAAATTGGCACTCCGTATACACATGACACCCATGTAAATCGAATACCTCTCCCACCATCCCGCCGTCTGCGGCAGGCCCGTAGGACATAAGAAGGCCCTTTGTGAACTCCCTAATCGACCCGACGTTGTTCACGTCTGAGGTGCCTCCAGCGGGCAACCTGCCTCCACATTTTTGAACAAAATCCATATCTCGTTACCTATCGCCTGAATCGGATGACCAGTCGCTTCCAGTCGCACTGGGTAGCTCGTCTGCGACCTTCCTTGCCTGCTCGTCACTCATTCCACGAAAAGATCGAAAGTCCATGTCTAACGATGAACCTGGGCCTGGAAAACCGTGAAATGTTCTTGCTCGCGCCAATGACATATCTGTTCGCCTACTAACAGCCCCAGACTCACCCACAGAAATTGAATGCGTCACCTCAGTGCAGTACCCGTCAATTGTGAAATCATCAAAGCCCTTCGCTTGTGGCTTTCCAGTTGCCGGGTCAAACGACGAGTACGCCTGATCGACCGCTGCCCCATACCGCTTTTTTGTGTGAAGCTGGTCTGGAAACGGGGTCAACTCTACGTGCATCCCGGCCTGAAGCTCCGGTGTGTACGCTGTGCTCGCAGAGCAATTCCCAACAAGTGGACCCCAGTAATGTACTTTTGCGCTGTATTCATTGACTTGGCGAAGAAGTGTGAAGATTAAAGCCTGTTGTACCTGATCTGCGTAACCCCTCGCCTGCAAAAGCGCACCTTCCATGTTGTCGGCAGCCGCCATGCCGTCCGATTGACCGCTTTCGACACGCTCCTTCACCTCAAACGCCGCTTGCGCGTACTTAGAAAACGCAGTCATCTTCTCCATGACTTTATCTTGGCTCGTCCCGAATTGGCCAGTCAGACGCGCTATCTGGTCAGTGGTCGTGGAGTCCATCATAGATGTCACATTACCGAACTGGTCAACCTTTCCGTGCTTGACCATATACTCTGCAACTGCCTTAATTTCGGCATCATTCATGCCAGTAATGTAATGATTGTCTTCACGCTTTTGCTTCGGTAAGCCGATGAAGGTGTAGTTGGGCTCGTATGCCCTACAGCCGAACCTTTTCATGGACGAGCTAAGATAAATGGGAAGCCCGCCTTTGAATTTTATCTCAGACTCAGGCGAAAGCGGAAAGATTGCAGCGAACACGTTCATTCGAGAGGATTCCTCGTAACGAATTCGGTAGCTCATAACCTGATTTACTTTGATTCGATTCTCGCTAAACTTAGAGCCTTCTCGTGTCGAGCCTCCGATAAGAACATGCGCCATCTCTCCACTGTAAGTCTCTCCAGCGTCCGGTATGAAGCGATAGATAAGGGTCGGGAACGCATTTAGGCCACGGCCTAATGGTGTAAGCGATTTATCGCCTTTCCAATACTTACAGTCCTTCCCGAAATTAGCGTTTTCTTTTAAATGGTGGTCGAGCGGAACAAGCGATGGGAACATCTCGATGAGCGCGTCGTCTGGCGCGAAATTCTGACGAATCATGTCATGTACAGACGATGTCTGTTTCCAGTCGCCAAGATTCAGCATTGCGATGCCGGGTGGGCACACAACTCTTGCTCCCGGTGGTGGTGCAGGAACAGACACGTTTGCTGTCGGATGAATCGCATTAACGCCGCCAGCCGCCCATTTTTCCAACTCCTGTTTCCCGACATCACCAGTCGGTGTGTAAGCATGGTTGTACACCATGTCTGCACCCATCGATTGATACACGTAAACCGACCGACCGATTTCCCTGTCCCTGCTACTATTTGCGCCTGGAGTGAGTGACTTTGGTATTTGTGGAGAGCCCAGAACTTTCAGGAGCGATCTTACCAGCCGGTGAACGCGGACGCCCGTCATGCCTTTGAGCATAGGTGTAACTACACCTTTGTACCAACTCGACAACGAAAATAGCGTCCCAATCCTAAACCCGCCAATTTCAGAGCCCGCTGCCTTCGCCTGTGCCGCCTGAAAAACGTCCACTATCGGCCTCGTGTACCGAAGATATTGAAACCAACTGATAGTCTTAATCTGGACACCATAACTTCTGATTTCACCATTCTGACCCGCGCTCGCACCGTGCTCTACGTTGTCAATAAAACCCCACGCCACGGCTGGCCAATCGGTTGTTGTGTTGGTTGAGTACCCACCGCGACGGCGAACTACGACGCAACCGCCTTGGGCATCGCTCATTAGGTGCTTTGCGAGCCACCCTGCGTCTGCAACAGGCAAGGCAAGCTCTACAGATATTGTGTCGTATGGTGGCGTCGTAGACTGTGACCAAGAGAGGCTTTTCACCCAGCAGGTCACGTCTAGCGGGATACCTCCTCCCTGCCAAGCGGATGCGTCGGGTATCTTCGGTTCCGAAACCTGGCCGCCTGTTTTTTCCGTCAGGTCGCCTAGATTATTACCTCTCACCACATCTTTGAGCCAACCATCATCAATTCCCTGGACACTGTTATCCGAGGCCAGCAGCCACGATGAAAGTTGGGTATTGAGGCCCTCAGCTTTGGCAGCGTCACTCAGGTCCAAGACCGTGTTCTTGTCGAAAGTGTGCAATTCGACGCAAATTCCAGCGGAAGCAAAGCCGACATCTTCGTTTGGTGTTTTCGTGGTCATTAGTAATTCTTGGTCACGTACTTCTCAAGAGAAGATGCCGTGCGTACCCACGCATCCTCCATATTTGCCAATGACCTAATTATGTTCGTCGCTTCGCCACCACTAATCATCTGTTGTTGGCGAAGGGTCTTCGATGCCTGGGCTACGGCGGCCCCCGGTGCGTCCGGTGCTGCAATGTCCATTCCCCCGCCCATAGCAAACGATGTGTCGAGTTGGTCTGCTAATCCCGCCGTGTTCACGTTCCTAAAGCCACCGGAAGCAAGGACATCAGCCTGACCTCCCCCGAACCCCATAGACCGGAAAACCATCTTCGACAAAAACGAATCCTCTCCACCAAAGCCGAGCACCGAGTTAGCCGCGAATCCGGGGCCACCCGTTTCTAGCAGGTCGGTTGCGGCCACAAGGTTACCGCCCGTTTTATCTAGTGCCGTCGCCATCGCCATCGTTTGGCCTAGCCCCTGGAAGGGAGAAAGTAACTTATCCCGCGCACCCAGGTTGCTTTGTATCATCGTCTGGGCCGCTCTCATGCCCTGTGCGCCCGCGAATGGGCCATTCATGCCCCCGTGCCCACGAAGGCTCTCAGAGAAGCTCAGGATGGATTCTGGGGCTATTTTCATGCCCTTCTCCTCCATCATCTGCCCGATACGAGTGAACGAAGATAACATCTGGTCGATACCAGCGGAGCCAAGACCTTGCTCTTGCCCGCTGCGTATAAGCCCCATCATCAACTCGCCACCGCCGAGCCCTCGGTTTCCACCCATACGAAAACCACCACCGGCCCTAAACTGCCCTGCAAAATTCCCCATCCCCCCCGCGCTGACACCGGCTGCGAGGCTTTGAATGAGGTTGGTTGCGAAGGTCTGTGGGTTTCGACCCATGAAGTCACCGTTAAAGCCACCACCACCAGCCGTGGTGATTTGCTGAAGCATTCCAGCCGCTTGTGTTGGGTCCATGCCCAAATTGGCACCCGTACGCAACATTGAAAATGGGTCGTTCTGCGCGCTTGCGTCTGCTCCAAACACGTTCGCGCCCTGAAAGGAAGCTCTTCGCATGGCCATGTTAATGCTAATGCTTCGTTCGGCTACCGATTGACGCATTTGAGCCTGATTCTGCTGTCGCTGAAGGTCTGCACGCGAGCGTGACCCGAAGAACGAGCTACCGATAGAGAGCAGCGCACCACCAGCCATAAGAGCCGGGTTGCCTGTCATCATCAATGCGCCACCGGCTGTCATACCGGCTGTCTGGCCCATCGCTAAACGCTGCTGTTGGCGAGCAGCTACGCCGCCATATCCTGGGGAGACTTGCCCAGCAGAGTATCCACCTACTTGACCCGCAAAGCCGACAGCGCCAAGCCCGAGCAAACCTCGACCAAGGCCCTGAAACATGCTGCCGCCACCGCTTCCACCACCTTCGCCAACGAATCTTCCCTGGCTGTCCCTTACTTGATCTGACCCGCCGTACCGACCGCGCCTGTGTGAGCCGGTACCTGAAGCTCCCGCGTTGATTTGGCCACCACCGCCACCACCGCCACCGCCGCCTCCACCACCGAATGTGATGTTAGCCGCCTGCTGCATCGACCGTATCCTATCCTCTAAACGCTGAATCGCCTGCTCTGCGCTAGACGTGTCAGCTTGGATGTCGAGTATAGTTCTATGCCGCTGCTCAGGCATCTTCTTTCTCCGGCTTCTTATCTACCTCATTTGTACCATTAGCTGCGGAAATTGTCTCCACTTCTTCGCCACCATCAAGCTCCGAGAAGAGCTTACGCTCCATTTCATCGAAAACCTGATCGCCGGTCACTAACCCTTCTCCGGTAGACGCCCTACTAGCTAAGAACTCATTCCAATGCTTATCTTCCATGCGAAGAAAATTAGCCTCATACAGATCGGCCAAGCATAGGTTTGGAACTAATGGGCTGCATTCGCTCGTCTGGAGTTGAGGTAGGTGCTTCTGAAGAAATTGAAACTCTGGCCTCTTCCTCGTCCTCGCTACCCGATCCACCACCTGAACGAAACCAGCCCGTGTCATGTCGGGCCACCTCCTCATAGATGCCGCCTAACAAAGCAGGGTCTTCCGTAATGAATTTATTTATCCAGTCTGGCGGGCTATCGAGTGCGACAGAGCACACGGCAAGGCCATAAATTCGGATTTGCTCACCCATCGGAAGCTGATCCCAGGGGCACGCTGCTATCTGTGCTGCAATTCGCGCTACCTTGTTGCGATCATCGCCCGAAAGAATCTTAGAAGTAATGGCCGCTTCGTACTGGCGACCCTCCGGGCACTTGTACCTAACAACGAACGTGTGTTCACGCTCGTAAACCTTTTCTGACTCAGAAGTTTCTCCGAGTTGCCTAATATCATCTAAAGACACACTTTACCTCCCCGTGTGTTTATATTGCGATTATTCGTTAGACGCATCACCTTCGTCGGTCATGCGAAGACCTCTAAATGTTGCGTTTGTCGTAGTTAGACCGGCGCGGTCAACTCGGAACGTCCTTGTTTCACACTTGATACCCTCAACCTTGAAGATCTTCTGGCCACTGATTGCATCGAAGACAATGAACTCAAGGTCTGGAAAATTGATCACCTCCGACACTGCCGAGTTGGCATCTGCCCCAGCTTTCGGCCACAAACCTTTGCTTCTCAGGCTCGTGCCAACGAAACGAACAAAGTCCGCTGTGACAGTAACCCTTCGCCCGATGGGCTCGATTTCGATAGGGTCGATGTGACCAAGCACCTCAACCTCTTGAAGCGTGAGCGTTTCTGTCCCAGTCACCCCAGTCGCGTAGCCGACTCGTTCTAAGCCTTGAGAGCCTTTTATGTGTATCTCTGCGCGAGCACCCGAGAATACACGTCCTAATTCAGTTGCCATTTTTTATACTCCTTATGCAGCCGCAATTCGCACAACGTGTGCGACGATGAGGATGAAGTTGATTGGCTCGGTGGCAGCTACTTCGTAGTTGATACGGAAAGTATCGCCAAGGTCGTCAATCGAGACATTTCTAAATGCCTTGATATAGCCAAGCTCAACCTGTTTTTTAAGCCTCGAAACGGCCAACTCTTTGATTAGCGCAGTTGTACCTGCCACCGACGCGGAACCGATGAAAGTGTCCAATTCTGCACGCAAGTCACGTACCGACGTGTTTACAGACTCATTAGCTGAAACTTCAGAGAAGATAGCGTTGTCGTCCGTGAGGTAGGTCGTAATAGAACGCTCGACTCGTGGCGTTAAATCGGTATCCACGAGAAAGCAAATACCGTTAGAGAGAAGTTCCTCTGCGTTTTTATCAGGCGACCATGATGCTGCTTGCCGAAACCCACTCAGTGCTGGCAGCTTACGTGTGAGAGGCGTAGCAACTGGTGTCCCGCACTGCATAGCTGCAAGCTGCAATGCTAAATACATTGGCGCGTAGTAGGCTAAAGTCCCTTTCGCGTTGGCGATATATATCTCTTGGCCGACCAAAGCGACGTGTCGAGAGTTTATTGCCTTTGCGCGAGTCTTCAGTGCTGACAACGCCTCGGAAGCGGCTGCACCTACCCAGGCGTTACGCTCTGATTTACCGAGGCCCGCCATCTTCTTGCAGTGCGTGACTGTGTAACCGTGAACAGTCGCGTTATCGGAAAGAACCGCGAGCACTTGCGCGTTCTGGCTTTCTAGGTTTTCCAAGGCTGTCTGGTAGCCTGAAGTCGTAGGTGCTGTCGCAGTCCCACCAATAAGATAGGTTGCTGTGACATTCGCGACATTCTTGCGCGCTCCCTCAAGGGAAACAGTCGATGACACGAGCGCACTGCTATTGAAAGCAGCGTTGACTGCGTGAAGTTCCGCAGTCAAATCTTGGAGAGACGCCTTGATGGAAGTTGGTGACCCGGACGATGCGAAGTCATCAAGCTCACTTATCTTCAAGCTTGAGACTCTTGGAGATACGGATGTCGCAGCGAAATCTGTGTAGCTAGTCAGTTCCTCAACTGCGTCTGAAATCTTCGCGAAGTTATGGCTCTGGTTAGTCGAACCACTGTCTTTCGCTGTGAAAACGTCGAACTGTGCAGTCGCAGCGTTTGCAATGTTCGTGTGCGTGTTCGCAATTGTTGTGATGTGCGTAAAGTGCTTAGTTCCCTCTTTCGAGGTTCCGCTCGTGTTATTGAACACGATTGTTTCGGTTTGGCCTGTTGTGGCCACACCATCTACCAAGGCTGTTCCCGAGACAACAACAGTTATGTTGGCGTCGGCTGCACCGATGGCGTTTGATGTGATGGTCACCTTTCCGTCGGCTGGGGTAGCCAAGGCGTGCGATCCAGTGGAGGTTCCAAGCGAGCGCGTAGCGTTGATCACCAACCCGTTTCCAGCCGACGAGTTGTCCACGTACATGGTCGCAGTCGCAAACGAGCTACCGCTGTAGTTCACCTGTAAGATGGTTCCCCAGGTCACATTGTCGTGAACCTCAGATGTTCCATTGTGTTCAATGGTGAGCTTTTTCCCCTCGTTGGTCCCTGCTGCGATTGCGTAGCGCATACGGTTCCCAGAGGCTCCCCAGATTCGACTTTTTAAAAGAAGTACGTCTTCAGCACCCGACGAAGACACTGCCTTGCTGGCCTGAGTCGTGACAGCCGCGTTCATAAGGACTACCGCTGTAGCTCCACCCGGAACCCGCTCATCGTTTGATGGAGTGAACGCAAGTCGCGTAATGACTTGTAGATCCTCGTTCGTCGAGTCAAGCTGTGACATCGCCAGAGGTGAAGTGACCTCTTTCGCTGTGTTTTGTTGCAGGAACGGGAAGTCACCAACGATTCCCAATCGACCTACTGTTAGTTGCTTGCCGCCTAAAGCAGAGGCATCTACCAGCGCGTATGTACCGGGCCGCCGTGTTTGGAAACCACCGAAGGTTAATGTGGACGCTGACATCGCGTGCCTCCTTACTATTCGTTAAGAGCTATTGTACCACCAGTTACCCCAGCGACAACAATATCATTCATGTGAACTGAAATACTGTGTGCGAGTCGGCTTACGCCCGTAATTTGCTCCATACGTAGCGCGGACCAACTCATTTGCCTTACATACCCAAAAAGAAGCTCTAGCTCTGTTGTTAGATCAGAGGCCGATTGATATTCGATTGTTGAATACCCGCTCCCGAGAAACCAATCCTGGGCTGCAAACATAACCGCACGAAGCCCGTAATGTAGTGATCGCGTAAGATCGGGGTGCTCGGTGTAGCATGATATGTTCACGTTCTGCCGAATTCCGTAGTGGAAGTAATCTCGAACGCCAGAAGCGTGGGACGGTACGCCAGCACTAGACATCGTGACCGAGCCTGTGGACTGGTTTGGTGTCCAACCACCAACGCCGCCTAGCGGCTGAACTTCAACGGACTCCGACGACAATTGGACCACACAAAGCGGTAGCTCTTCTTCGCCCGGAGCAAACGCCGCCTTAAAGACCACCGGATGCTTTTTGAAGGCCGCTCGCCAGCTTTCGATCTCTGAATCCGATGCGATTGGATAAAGATCGTGGAACATCACCCGGTCATCGATCAAGGTTTGCCAACCGGCTTGCAGCACTAAAAGTGTGTGTCTATCCAACATTATTGATTCATCCTCGCACGAGCTTCGTTTACGAACTGTGGCACAAGCATGTTTATTTTTTCAAAGAAATTGCGAGCTTTAATCGGCGCGGCTATCCACCCGGTCTTTGACGCCTCGGATATTGTACGCCAAGTCCGGTATGTGCTTTGTGTCGCTCCCGCATACTGTTTTTCAAGCCTCACCATACCCGTTAGGTGTTTGTGAAACTCATTGCCAAGACGGCCCGTTTCGCCCGGAGCCCACCGCGTGACCCGACTTGCCCCTCTCTGGCTGGTTTGCGTCGGGGATAGCCGTCTTGCAGCCGTCATGGCACTGGCCCCGCCCTTTGACTCGATAGATCCCTTCGTGTGCGTAAACGGGACGTGCAGGTACATGCCGTTTTTACCATGCCGCAAGCTTCTTGTTCCGGGCTTTAGAAGCACTGCACGCATATCCCGTGGTCCGGTTGTCCCAATCCCCCCGCTACCTAAGCCCTGCTCGATCATATTCGCAATCGGGCCAGTCAAGACGATGCGAGCACTGGTTTCGGAAATGTGATCAATCTGGAGGCCGCGAATGTAATCATTCAGCGTCGTACCGAGGCTATTCCTTGCCTCCTTCAGAATTTCCATCTTAACCCGAATCGCGATAGACCGAATGAGCTTCGCGTTCTGGCTTTTGCTCGCTCGCACAACCTTGCTTAGGTCGATAGTTTCAGCGCGTAACTCAGCCATCACTAAACCTCTCAGGGTCGCCTCTGAATTCGAGCCAGCAATTTACATTTACAGGCATCTCCGTCTTCGTTGCGGATACGCTTTTTTCCTTCACGTATGAGACTCGGAGGCTATGTGGGTGGTCACGTACTATGAATCTCGGATTGGCGTAGTACGAAACCGTAAACATATTTCCTACCGCTGGGGTCTTCGATGTTGCCGACGAAAAATCGAGGTCACCATCGCCGTTCACGCTGAAGTCCGTATCCTCAGCGCAAACGGTCGTGGCGATATTACCCATGACATTATCGGTCAGTGCGCTACGAAGATACATCGTTCCAAAAGTTTTGCTCCCGCCCGTGAGCGCGAGCGTTCGTTTCACAATCGGGTACCGCATCTTCATCACGTTATCGTCGCCACCACTCAGTGGTGAGCCCGAAACCGTCATCCAACTACTCGACTGTGTCGCCACCACCGTTATAGCGTTTCCAGCAGTGCCAGATGTCGTAGCTTGTATCGTAACCACAGGCCGGTTTTCTGTAGATGCAAAGACACCTGAAACCGCGTTGTTGATCGCGGCTGCTATATATCTGGCTTGCTCGACCTTGTCCGTTGAGGACTGAAAGGAGTTTGCTGATTCGAGGCTTGGCACCCCGTTGCTCGCCACTAAAGGTACGTCTATAGCAGACCCAGTGCCACCGGCTGCAACAGGTACGTTAATCGTCACCTTGTCACCCACCGTTTGCGCTGAACCCGATGTAACGGTAATGGTTGCGGAAGCCTTGGCCTTCTTTCGCTCGCGTGTCTCCGTGTACACAATGACGGCATCAAGGAGCGTAAATCGGTCTAAGAAGCCCGGAAGGTGTTCTGGTAATAGCGTGAGCCCCATCGCGCCTTCAGCGTGCTCTCCGTAGAGTTTAAAGCGTTCTGGATTCGTTCTTGCGCTCGTGACGATAGCGCGAACCTCTTGGCTACTGTGGTAGATAACACCTGTGCCGTTGCAGGCAGGGCACGCAACCCGCGTCTCTCCAGTAAAGCCTGTCTTCAGATAAGCAGCGACACCTTCGTTTGCGGTCACCTTTATGTTGCAGGGGCAAGTCGCTGCTTGTTCCCACTTCAAACGTAGACCGTGCGAGAACAGTAGCTTCTTAAATTCCTCTGGTCGGAAATCGACTCTTGGCGACAGCTTTGCTGGGGTATCTACCGGCAGAAGCATTAGATCACCATCATGTTCTTGCCGCGATAACGCTTCCGAAGCTGTGGCAAGAGTGCTTTAAGCTCCCGTTCATATTGAAGAATCCGACTACCATAGCCAGCGTTCGTAGCCGATGCCGTCGTGCCAATTGTCTGGCTCAACCCATCGACAGAAATCGACTTGTTCGCGATGCCTGCGCCCGCAATGAGGTCACCGGCAACATCAAGAGGGAGTAAGGCTGCCTTCAGAGCTATCGCATGGATAAGGTCTTTTGGAAGACTGGTAAACCCCGCCGTGTAAGTAATCTCCCACCACAACGGCATGTACTCCACTGGCATAAACACGTCGCCAATAAGCAACGGTACACCGGATGTAAACGCAAAACTACCCATACTCGATGGACCCGGAATGACCTGAAGCTGGCCACCTATCTCCGAAGATATGTGAATCCAATCTACCGGGAATGTTACCCCGTCGAAAGACCCGTAGCGTGCCTTTAACGACGTAACAGATTTTATCGGACGCTTATTTACGTGAATTAACCAGAATGCGTTGCGATCAATATCACGCGCATCGTAGCGTTCCGTGAAGGTGGCATCATCGAACACCACCTCAAGGTCTGCTTCTAGCCAAGAAATGGCTGCATCAATACTCTGCTGATAAAGAGAGTCGGGGTAGGCGGTGCCATCATCAAATGTCAGGTCAACACCAGCTAAAAAGTTGGTCTTGAGAAAGCTGACTGAAACTTGATCTGCGATGGCCACCGCCTATCTCCTTATTGACTAAGACTATGCGTCAGCGATTGTGATTCCGTTCGTCGTCGCGTTCGAGAACCCGGTCACAAGCCACTGTGTGGCACTAATGCAGGTCAGGTCGATGTTGTCACCCGCCTCTGTATCAGCGCCGAAGGTGATGGCATCATTGCTGCTGTTGTTGGACGCCGCTCCGTGGTTAGAGTCTGGAGAGGTCCAGCCACCGACAAAATGCACCGAACCGTCTGTGGTCGCTGTTTTCACAGTGCATACAGCCGTGGCGTAGTCTGCTGTGAGAACAATTTTGTAGTTCAGGCCAACAGATGGCGTAGGCAGTACGATTGCGGCTGCGTTCGGTGCCATAAGCACCACGCTGCCGGACTGTGCGGATGTGAGCGTGGTTGTGGTGCTCGCAGGCGCAGACACAGTGCTGAGAACTGGGTTTTCGTGGTCTGTGCGAAGCTGTTGCACACGCTCGCAAAGACGTAATTCGTAGAGGGCAGGGTCAGTCGCGTCAATCGCCTTGGCTTTCGCGGCTGTCATGTTGGTTCCGGTAGGATCGGCCATGAGAATTCTCCTTATTTTTTCTTAGGCTTTGCAGCCGCTTTTTTCTTTGGGGCAGCCTTTTTGGCTGCTGGATTTTTCTTCGGCGCAGGTTTTTCTTTTGGCTTCGCATCGGGCACTCGCGAACACGAATAGCCGGGAATACCTAGCAAACGTGTTGATGCTGGCTCCGACAATTCAGGCGACAAAACGCCTTCTCCATCAATCTGATAGGTTTCAGAGCCAACCACAACAGTGCTGTTGCGAATTGTTTTATGTTTCCAGATTACCGCCATCGGTACTTCCTCCCAGGTTAATTAACACTAAAAGCACACAAGCAGCCGCCTCCCCCGCTAAGAAGAGGCGGCTAACTCATAGTACTATAACATCAAGGATTAGTCTTGATGTTACGGATAAGCCAGTTCTTGGTCGGAACTTTGATGTTTAGCGCACCAAAGAGCATGAGCAAGAATGGTTTAGTGGTCTTCACCTCTGCAAGAGGACGACGGATGAAGTCGAGAAGTTTTACCCACTCGATTACATCTGGAGTCATCTGAAGAGCATACGCCTTGGACATGCCAGGGCGGTGAAGGTTGTCATCGTTGAATGCGGTGTCACTACTGGTATCCGCTTTCTTGACGTTGAAGGCCCACTTTGCATCAGCGTGGACGCCGGTCGTGCTGCGATAAATCTTGTAGTACAAGATACTTGCAGTGTTCTCGGAGCCGCTTACTGGTGTAGCAAGGGCGTCATCGTTAATACCAACGGATACTCGCTCACCAGCAGCTACTGTTATAGCAGCCGACACAATCGGTGCTGACTTACCGCCCTGTCCTACTGCTACCGCGTGGTAGTAGTAAGTTCCGGCATCGCCGGAGAGGAACAGGGAAGAAGCGTGAGTTGCAACGGTAGGGGTGTTGAAAGCAGAAGGTGCTGTCGGTGCAGTACCAACAGCGGCTGCGTTCGGTGCACCTTCTGGGTACAAGAACGGGCAACCAACTACAGGTACGGAACCAGTACCGTAAGGCACCGAGATGCGGAGGTCGGAACGACCGAAGGTCATTGTTCCCTGTCCCGTGCCCATCATGTCGTGGCGACCATAAGCAGTAGCCTGCTCAATAAGCTGCGCGTGTACGCGAGGCTCAACGAGAACTACGGATGGCTTACCGAAGTTTGGCTCGGCATAGGAGCCAGACAGGATTTCCTGCAACTTCATTGGAGTAAGGTCATCACCAGCAAGGTTGCTGACATTGTTAGGAGCGCCATCAGCCATCTGCTTATCGATACCATCGAATGCAAGTGGGTTGATGCTGGAGTCAGCGATAAAAAGCTGCTTCTCCAACTTGCTCAAAAGAGAGATGGTTCCACGCTCGGTGGCTTCAGCAATAGCGTTTGCGTTATTGCCGATGATTCCGACCATAGAGGCCACGTCAGTAACCTCTCGCTTTTCCATGAGGTACTTGATTCGCAGACTCTTTCTTTCGTAAGTGCTGAGGGATTCATATCCACCACCACCTTCCACGAAGAATGGGTCCATATCTCCACCATGCTCATTTACAACGGTGTACTCATGAACGGTTTGAGAAACTGCGCGTTTAGGCAGCATTTTCCACAGAACGAGTTCGTCCATAGTGAAAGTTTTTGAAGCGAGAGTCGCCTCAATAGATTGAGGCACCAGTGGGCTAAAGGTGGTGTTGCCGTCTGGTGTTTGGCTGGCTGGTGTCTGGTAGCCAGCCGCTGTGGCCTTGCGGAGAGCTTTGTTAAGCTCATGCAAGTCCTTCACCGACACTAGGTCGTTTGCTTGGGGCATTGAAAGCATAATGAAAGCCCTCCTTAGTTAAGATGGTAATTGCTTACGACTTCGTTAATGTCAGCACCAGACTCCAAAAGCGAAATGGCTTTCGAGAGTTCTGCTTGCTTCATTGGCTCAGTCGAAGTTTCAAGAAGTGTCAGGCCCTTCTGGATGAGTCCGGCGCGGTCAAGCTGCACTGGAGCGTCACCTGGGTGGGGAACTGCCTCTAACGTGCCTGTAACGGATTTACGTTCAGGAGTAATGGCAAGACCCTTTTGGACCTCTTTGGTTTCGTTCTCTAGGTCACCGACTCGACCACTAAGCGCGTTGATGCCCTTAGCGATGTCGCGGTATACAGCAGTCATCTCAGTGATTGCGCTTGCCAACACTGTGTGCTCGTGGCGAATCTCACTCAGAAGGCTGTCTGCGCCCTTTGTGATTGTGTCGAGAACGTCCGTTACATCAACGTAGTCCTCTTCTTCTGCGAGAGCGACTTCGTCAAAGCTAAGAGACTTGGAAACTTCTTCCTCAATCTCTTCGGCTTGAGCTAGTGCTTGCTCAGTTGATACTTCTTCTTTAGCGATATTCATCGCTTTCTTAACGGCTTCGAGTGCTACGTCGAGTGCTTCTGGATCTACCGCTGGCTTGTAGTCGATGTCATTCTCGACTGTTCCAGCGTCAATCGCGGATTTTACTACGCGATCTACTTCCCCGTCCGCAAGCACGCCGTTTAACTCCTCTCGGAGTTGCGTTGCCTTCTTCATTAGAGGACTCCCTTTTTTCGTAAAAAGTCTGTTACTATGGAATGTGCGTCTCCAAAATTGAGCGTTGGAAAGCTCTTTAGAATACGCAGCGCAATCAGGTCTTCCTCTTTCAAGCTCTTCAAATACGCTTCAAGACCACGAGCCCCGAAGGTGGCAGTTGAAACTGAGCCTTCCAGAGATTGTGCGACCAAAGGTGCTATAGAGCCGCCCTCACCGGCTGGGGTTTGATAGCCGACAGAGGCGGCGCGGGCGAGGAGTGATTGCGCTAGGATCTCCAAACGTGCGTCTGGATGAATCGGGTGAGCAGTTATCGCAACATTGAGAATACGAGCTTTTTTGATCGTCTTCCCTTCGCGCTCTAACACCTGACCCTCGATGGAAAATCCAAGCCGTCGGTTTGATTCCGACTTCTGTAGACTTACCGCCGTATTGTAAATTTCTTTGGCCTTAGCCTTGTTCATCAAGAGACGGCCCTCTACGCGAGTTGCGTGGGTTCCGTTGATTTCTACGGGTTCAACCTTGTCTGGGTACCCTAGAACATTTTCAGGCCCAGCCGCGTGCTCCCAGTTGAACCAACCCTTGCTCAGGAAATAGTCCCAGTCGAGGCCCTTCTGTACAACCTGCTCGCCCTGTTGGTCTACCGTCTCAGTTGAAACAACACCGGAGATACGACCACTAGGACTGCTTTCGGACTCACCCTTTTCGACAACGTCGAACGGGGTCCATGCGCTGAATACGTCGATATTATTCTCGTACATAAATCACCAAAACAAAAAAAGGCACAAAAACCACACGGATTCTCGCGCCCCTAAACTACGGGCCTCTCTGCACATTCTTGTCCGGGCCAAGATCGGTGTCAAGTATTTAATCTTGTCCCGAAGACCACTCGTCTTGCCCTGTCACCCGGTACGCTACGACCTCTACCGTGGACACCCTCTTAGCCTCTCCCTCCTTGAACCATCCACGCCACGGAAGGAACACGATTATGTCCAGAAGGTAGGTAAGACCTATCAGTGCAGGGCTCACCGCGCTCTGCTGCATCACATGCACGCACTCATGGAACACAATTAACTCGTGTCTTTGTTGGATAAACACGTACCCGAGGCACGCCATACCACCGATCCCATTCCTCTCCATCCAACACCTAAACCAGCCTCGTGGTTCAAGATCTAAATACGGGGTCCACTTCGACACGGGAAACGCTTCGTTTACCTGATCGTTTACTGCGTCCTTACAGAGCCCGACTCGCTTAATTTTACCAAACAACAGCGCAACCGGAAGGAACATCATAGTCAGAAGTACGTTTAACCAGATGAACATGGCTGCTCCAGAGGTAGAAAAAGAGGAAGTAGAGTGTCGCTTTTACAATTGTGACATCTCAACTCAGCTTGTCCACTTTTTCTTACCACTAAAAGCCGACTCCGAACGTGTATCTTTAGGCGTGATTTAACCCAGACGCCCAAGCGAAAACCGCAGTAATCGCACACAATTGCTGTATCCTTTGGGGGCTGGGCTGGCTGCATTAGGCACGGCCTATTGATTTGAGCAGGTCTGAGAAGTTAGTGAAGCCGCCTCGCGAGATAGAGCCCGGAGTGTGAATGCCCGCACCAATTTCAAACTCTAGCGTTGCCCTGTCCCAGTCATCTGGAGAAATGTTGCCCCAATAAGTCCTTCCCTGAAACGCATCAATAGCCGCTTGCGCTGCTTGCGTTTTTCCGCTTATCCGTACCCACCCCCAGGCGGTCCCTGTTGAACCACGAACGCTAACGTCCTTCGCTGGCAAACCAGTCGCCTGAACGATAGCTCGCTTAACGCGCTTGGTTACCTCTCGCCTGCTCTGCGGGGCTTCCCAGCCTGCTGTTCGAGCCGCGTGAGCATCCTGGGCGGCTCTTTGTTCGGCCTCTCGCTCTGCTTGTTCCCAAGCATCGGCCTGTGCTCTTCTTGTTTCGGATAGTTTGTCTAACTCTCTCTTAGACTTTACTTGAGGAGGGTCGCCCCCTGCGATGTCGTAGCCACTGGCAATTCTTTGATGGTCCCGCACTAGCTGAACCATGTTCTTATACGACTGCGCCCGCTCGTGCGCCTGCTCGCCTGTCTCTTCACCCCTGTCACGTTGGTTAGCCTGAACCGCCGACCAATATTCTCGACCCCTGTCGGACTGGTAATAATGAGAAATCGCAGTCATGTGATCTACCAGATTTACGTCTTCGCCGCCCGATGTAACGTCCAGACGGTTGCCAAAGAACCGATTGCCCTCAAGTTCAGCGTAGACCTTTGTCTTAAAGTAGCCACCACCAAGACCGTACCGCTCCCTATGGTGGTCGGATATTTCCTGCAATTTGGCGTTAAGCTCATTGACTGATGCGAACTCTTGGCCGTCTTCTACAGCACCACTTTCTGACCACTCGATGACGAATTTAAGCGAGTCCGGGTCCAAGGCATTTTCGGCATACGTGAAGATGTTCTCGTTGGCCTTCTGCTCGCTGGTGTTGTTGCTTCGCAACTCAGCGTCCAGGCGATTCTCTTCATGCGCTTGGCTTACGGGCGTGGTTGCTTCAGGCATCGTCTCGAAGTTGTCTTCGGATGTGCCCTCATTGTTGTAAGCTGCAATAGCCGATTTGACCTCCTCTAACTTCTCCCTTTCCTCCCTGATCTGTGGCCCTACCTCGGGATGCTCACGGCCAATCATTGAATTCGACGGAAGGTCTACCGAAACCAAGCCCACCCTCGCGCTTAGGGCTTCTTCATCGCGCCGTATCTGATCCCTCATCGCGATTAAGTCATCTAAGTCGCTAGAGGCGAACGGCTTTATTTTGTAACCCCGCCACTCTCTTACACCTAGCGCCGCAAGAGCTTCATTTAGGCGGTCAATTTTCTCCTTGGCACTCTTAAAGGCTGGCTTAACGTGCCTATAATGGGAATGATTGACCGCGTGGTCCATAATTTCCGAGTGTGACGGCACGTTAAGCTCATTAAGTTTCGAGGCGCGAACAACGTCCACGTCTCTGAGAAGCTGCTTCTTCGCGCTATAGTGCTCTTGAATCGTCTCGAAGTTGTCTTCGGATACGCCCTCATTGGCATCCCACATGCTGACATCAACACCCAGGGCTTCGAGGCGGGCCTTCAGCTTCACCTTGTCGGTTTCGGTGCCGGTGCCGGTGGTTCTGTACCCGATCATCACATAGGGGTTGTCTCGCATCGCAACTGCGAGCTTTTTGATCGACTCAAGGGAGAAGTCCTCGATCTGGTCGAGAAATAGGATGCCCCCCTGCGCTTGGTCAAGTTCACCGAGTAAACCTTGTGTCGATGTTGTGTGGTGTGGGGCTCGTAACGGAGTCCCTGGCTCTTCGCTCGCAAGCCGTGAAGCATCGCTCACGGTCATGGCCATTACTTCTCGGGCTCTACGGTGCCCGATGGACTCCTCATCAGGCATCGTCTCGAAGTTGTCTTCGGACTCCGTTGGTGCGGAGCCCACGATTGCGCGAGCAGCCAACTCTCCATCGATCTTCGCAAGAAGTTGCTGAAGAATTTGCTTGCGTGACGGCCCCTTCTTTTCTGCTGTTACGGGTGCTCCCGAGCGTTTCTTTGAGGGCTTCTTTTTCTTTGCCCCCGGAACAGGCTTCTTTTCCATCGCGGCCAGTTCGGCCTTTATCGCATCCCTAAGCATCTCAAGCTGTGGCGTTTCCAGATCGTAGATGAGCTTCTTTTCTGCCGCTATGAGGTTATCCTCTTTGTCGTGGTGCTCAGAGAAAAAGCCGACAATCTTGTTCAAGAACGCGCCCATCCGCGATTTCGGTGCCTTCTTCTCAGCATACGTGTAAACCCACCTTCCGTCCTTTCCGCGCTTGCGAGTCTTGTACTTGGTGGGCTTCGCTTTGAAAAGATCGGAGAAGTTGGTGAAGGACTTGCTGGCTGGGCTTACCTCCCACTCTTCCGTCCTGTGTGGGTGGTCCTTCGGCATAGCATCACGCACAGGCATGATGACGTGTATCTCGCCATCGGCTCTTTCAATGATCATCTGGCTACCTTTGTCCTTGTAATACACGGACACTGAGCCTTTTGCGCCCTCAAGGGCGTCTACCAAATACCTTGCGTTCACCGAGATGCTCTTGCTGTCGCCTCCGGTGGGCTCGCCCGCAGTGGAAGGGCGCTTGGACTCCGCAAGAGCGATCCCCGCCATGCCCTTTTCCCTCTCGTCAACTTCAGGCGATATCACAGCCGAATGACTGGCTTGGGCTTTGTGGGCACCACCGTCTGCGTATAAATGAACGTAACCCGCCATGACACCCGGCGTCGATGCCCCCAGCTTCGCGTGCGCCAGCAGTGTTTCGGCGTCGAAGTCGTGGGTGTCATTTGCCTTCCGGTCATCCGGTATGACCTGCTTATAGTTTGGAAATTCACGTCCTCCACCCAGAGCATCTCGCGAACCCTCGCCGTAGCCCACCCCTTGTTTCACGTCATTCGATACTGGTATCAACGCCATCCTGTGGCCGTCCGTTGAAATCATGTACTGCTCGCCCTCGAAACGGTCTACTATGGACTGCTGAAGATTTAGTCGGAATTCGTCTGTAGATTGAAAATTTCTTGCCCGCTTGTGAGCGGCCTCTCCGCTCTTGTGCTCTTTTCTTTTCACATCAGCCAGGGCTAGTGGGCGGCTGATGACGCCTTTCACGGACGCTGCTTCGGTGAGCTTCTCGACCTTCGCCCGCCTGTTAGCCTCTCGTTTCGCCTTGTTTCGTCGGCTCCAGATAGGCATACCAGAGTTACCTTCCTCGCGCACTTCGTCTGCGACTTTCTTGAGAGCATCAAACGCTGGTTTTGATGACGATGAGGACAAATTGTCTGGGTCGAACCCGTCCAGCTTTCCACTCGCTTCCAATTCCATGACTTGGTCCATCAAGTACGAAGCCTGTGGCCCGGACATCTCGCCACCGATGGAGTGCCCGGTAGCTATGTTTGTCACTGTAACCCTTTTCGACTCAAGTTGCTTAGTGATGGCCCAGTCACCCTTGCCGTAGATGGTCCCATCGGTCAGTTTCTTTTCTCCACGGTGGACGATCTCAACCTTGCCCTTTTTCCCACGCTTTGCCTTGGGTGGACCTTTATCCGTGTACACACCTTGACCGAGGTATTCCCCGCCAGCGGCGATAATCTCATCGTGATTCGTGGCCTTGTCGGTGGTGCCAGAGCTTTTGTATCGGTTGTCGCCTCTCTCTTTGGCTACGCCAATGTCCTCGCCAGCGGGCTTCGGAGCTATTCCAAGTGGTGCCATGCCCTCCATCGCGGGAACTTGCGGAGTGACTGGCTTCTTTTCTTTCTGCTTTTTTTCGCTTTCTTTGGCCAACCCGCTCTCGCCATACTTGGACACTAGCTTGAGCTTGTTTTCCAAGTGGGCTTGCAATCGCTTTAATTTGCCTTTGATTCCTGTCGAATACCCGACACCAGTCCTAGTGACCACCGTGTCATCCTTTCTACTCGCTGCCTTCGCCTGTTCGATGGCGTGCTTTAGGTCTTTCTTTGACGTGGCTTTCAGTGCGTTTTTCGCGAATTCCGCGTATTGCCTGTTTAATTTTGCGCCGCCGTCAGACGAGGCCATTTGGCTCTTAAAATCAGCCCACTTTGAGCGTTCGTATTTGGCAGCGGGCTTCGGAGCCTCTTCTGTAGCGGCTGCGGGTGGCTTCTTGCCCTTGACCCGGTTCTCCCGAATCATCTCGTCCACAAATTCTTTCGGCAATTTCCCGTAGTTTTCAGCCGCCGTTGCGACCACGTTAAGAGCGTCTGAGATGCGAATGCCAGGAAGCAATTCCTGCGCTCTCTTGTATAGCTCTTTAATCGCTTCAGTGTCGCCCTTGTGATAGCCCGCGACCAAGCTCCTCAGACTTAGCTTCGAGTTCGCCTCCTGCTTCTTGGCGATCATCTTGTCGATGGCCTTGAGCATCTGGCGAAGAATATCTTTCTCCGACGGGCCTTTCTTTGGGGCTGGCTTTTTCTTTTCGGCGGTTTCTTTCTTGGGAGCCTTCTTCTCGCCCGGAGCCTTCTTCTCAGGTTTCGCTTCGAGTGCGTCTTTGATCTCGGAGCGCATCTCAATTAGCTCATCCAAATCGAAGTCGCGTACCATCGACTTAAACTCACCCATCAGCGCGTATGGATGCTTCTTAACGACACCCATCAACGTGCTTAGAAGGTTCCCAAAGCGGCCCTTCTTCTTCTTAGGTTTACCGTCTTCGGCGTAGGTGTACTCGTAGCGACCACCCTTGCCGCGTTTACGCTTGAGATACTTTGTGGGCTTTCCTTTCGCGAGGTCCGAGAAGGTGGTGGAGGCTTTTCTATAGCCACCCTTGTAGCCACCCTTTCCGTCCGGCTCCATGCCGGACAGGATGTTCTCCATGATGGCGTCGGTGTTTGCCTCGATGTAGACTTTCTCGGTGACACTAGACCCCTTCGGAATCCCACCCTTTTCACCTCGGTCTGCTCTTTCTCGCAGCATTTTATAGCGAGCTTTCGCGTGGTCTTTTGCCTTAATCTGCACCATTAAGCCCTGTTTCAGGCCAGCCATATAGCTCGTGTCTTTCTTATCTTTTTCGGACGTTTGCGGGATTGTCGTGCTAGACATCCCCTCCTTCAGGCCACGGTTGTAGTCTTTTTTGTTATGCCCCTCCGAGCTTAACTTATACTCAGGGTCCGGCTTGAACTTTTTACCACCCGACTTCCCACCGTCCTCTTTCCACGCAATTGTATGCTTGGCATCGGCCCACTTGCCGCCACGGGGTCCGATAAACGGACCCTTCCCCTTGCGGAGATCGTTGAGCCCACCATGAATTAGCGACGTAAAATCTGCCATAATTTATCCTTCTGTAAGCTCTTCAAGGTACCCGACCATGTCGCCAGCTACCTGCAATTCTGGGTATCCCGATGCGGTCATCATGCACGCATTAGCAAAGCTCTTGCGAGCTACGTTAGAGCATGTGTCGAGATCGTCTAACATCATCTCTGGGAACTCCGCAGGGATGTTGAAACCCTTCTTAATCGATGAAGCCAACGCTGTAGCCACGTCTGCTCGACTTGGACCACCTCGCATGATCGAAACGCTCTCTTCCAATGCGCCTTTTGTGAGGCTCACCACAAGCCGTGTGTTCTCATTGTCTGACTTAATCATCTTCTTTTCCTTCTTGGCACGATAGACGCCGTAGCCTTTCTTCATGTCCTTCACAAAGATCTCTACCTGCTCTTCGGTGTAATCCGGGTATGCGGCCTGAACAGCTTCTTTCGCGGACTTCCCGCTCTTCATTTCGGCCTGGACCTTGGCCATGTTTTTGACAATGTCCATTCCTTCGAGGCCCGAGAAAGACTTCTCAGCCTCTTCCTCTTTCATCCGCTTATACTCTTCCTCGCCACCAGCCGCCTCTTCGTCGAGCCGTTGTTGCAGCTTCTTGTCGCGCTTCTCGTCCTCGTCCTCTTCTTCGTCTGCGGCCTTTTTTAGGCCGTCAAACAAGGACATTTGCCCCTCGGACACCTCTTCTTCAGGTTCCTTCTCTTCCTTCTTTGGCTTCTTTGCAGCCTTGTAAATGTCGTTCAGGCTTTGAAAAGTCTTCATTGTGGGCTCCGAGTTGTTCAGTTCAAATTACTATGGAGTGGCTTTCAGTTCAACAAGTGTGTTTTTAACCGGGTTTTCGGTACAGCTTTCCGAGCTTGTCAAGAAGTGGCATAGCCTCTTCCATTCGCTTGCGCTCTGCATCGCCATCTGGGTCTTGGTCGAAATAATCGTCGTCGTCTGCGTTGTCGAGGTGCTCTTGAAAGCGTTCGCGCAAGATACCAATCGCGTGCCCTATCCCTTTCATGAAAGTCCAACCAAAATCAGGCGCTATGTTTGTGTCAGTTTGCAGCCGCCCGCCAACTCGCGCCATGTTTCCGTGATCCGACATTCTCACAACAACGGCCCGGTCCAACCGTCCTGATCCTCCCACCGCGCCGATGCCTGGAACTTTCAATTGTATGTACGCGCTGCCATACGATGCTCCACCTGAAAAATCAGTTTCGCCAACCTCTAGCCCCACCTTTTTGGCCCAAACCTTCATGGCGTCTATTTTTGCCGGTGCGTACCCGCCGTACGCGACATCGACCATGTCCGAAGCGTTTGCGTCATACCCAGCGTCATCGTGTTCGTTGTGGTCTTTAACGGCCTTGTTATACGCCTCTACCGCAGGCCCTTCTGCGCTCGCTCGCGCCTTCTTTCTCTTCTCCGAAGCCTCCCTTTTAAGCTGCCTCTTAGACTTTTCCTTCCACGCAATTGTATGCTTGGCGTCAGCCCACTTACCACCGCGAGGGCCGATGTAGGGACCGGATTTTGCTAATGACTTGCTTAGATTTCGATAAGCGTGGAGCATGTCTGCCCAATACGCTTTAGACTTGTTTACAGCCCCTGCCGCCCACTTGGGGTTCGTTTCTGCTTTTCCAAATACCGCTGCTGAAAAGGCTTCTGCCTCGTACTCGCTCCTGTTATCCATAGCGTATGCGCTTGGCATGTCAGAGTTAGACAGCGTGGTGAATACAGGCTCTCCCCACGGATCTAAGCCATCTTGCGGTACGCCTAAGTGCTTTTGCGCTATTTCGTTGTACTTTTTCGATCCAAGCGCGTTGAGTATTCGGCCAGCCAGTATATGGCCTAACTCGTGTACGATAATGCCCTTGATCGACCCATCTACCACCAGCCCTGCCGCCTCATCCCGTTGCTGTTTTAGCTTATTTACGTCCAGCCAAGTTGTGGGGTTGAGCTTGATTTTTTTACTGTCCTTAGTGGCGTGAGAATGGCCAAGATCATGATCTGCAATCACCACGCGGACATCTTGCAATTCTGGAAAAAGGCGGGTCACAAAAGTGACCGCCCCTGCTATTTCTGATTGAACCTCTGGCGGGAGTCTTGCTATTTCATGCCCCTTAGTCCTTGTTGTCTGTTTTTCCTTCCAGGCTATCGTATGCTTCGCGTCAGCCCACTTGCCACCGCGTGGACCGATAAAAGGCCCTGCCTTGTATAGATAGCCCTTGGCCTTTACAAGGTTCGCTAACTGCGAGAATGAATACGCCTTGTATACAAGCCCCCACTCATCATCGAACTCCATTCCCTCGGGGATGTGTTGCGTGTCGCATCTACAATTCGGGTGAACGGGCCAGATAGTAGCCTGCCACTGTGCGCGTTTTCGGCCTACATTTGTACCATTGTTTATGAGGTCGCTCGCCTTGAAAACCCGTGGCCTGCCATCTCGTGTCATGTGTACACGTCGGCAATCAGCGCACGCGCTTGGCTCAGGTATTCTGGCTATGAGCGCGTCTGGGCCGTCCCATTCGATGGCCTCCAACACACTGCCCTCATTGTACGCACCCTGAAGCTCCGTTCGCGCTATCCGCTCCCAATTGCGACTCCAGTCACCAGTCCTGTGTGCAAGGTTTGATGCGAGCTTTTGCGCTGTACTAGATCTCCACTTCGTGTTGTTGGCGGTGGCTGCCGCCGTCTCTTCCCGAATGATATCGACAACCTCTGCACGCTTATCTGCGTCTGTCTCGCGCTCTATTTGCTCTCCGTTCCACACTTCCGCAAGCGTTGTTTCTGCTTCTGCTGTGACAATGTTACCTAGCCCTCGAACAAACGATCCTGCACGCTCCCTTGCTTGCGTCCAAGAGTGCCTCTGTAGGTCGGTCAAAAAGTCCGGTGGGTCCGGTGGTTTAGGCCCACCACCTCCCGATCCGGTCGGAGGAGGAGGAGGTGGTGGTGGAAGGTCAGGCGTATCGCCACCGATAGGTGTCACCGAGGGGATAGTCGGGGGTGGTGAACTTACCGAAGGGGCATCTCTGATGATTTGCTTGGCCCACTTCTTTGCGGGCCATCGGTCTGCCTGTTTTCGCCTCCCAGGTTCCATCGACTGCTTTGCGGCACCAATCATCATGGCCATCATGAGCGGGCGAGCAGCCAATACGTCCAGCCCTGCACGGGCTAAAATTGGTACCGGGATATCAGGAAGTATCCCCATACTTCGCAACTCAGCGACCCTTTCCAGTGGAAGACCGAGGCTTTCTCCAAAAAGATCGTAGAGGAACCCATCGTGGTGCGCGGATACTATGTCATCTATTTTTGGTGGTAAGGACATTAGACGCCATCGCTGACACGCTTCGCGATGTCTTTGACCATCGCCTTCATGCGCTTCTCATAAGCCTTACGCATTAACTCAACCATCTCATCGACAGCGTCCACTCGGTGGTCGTGTGTCTTTACGGCCTTTTCCAAAACCTCGTGGCCATCACAAGTGTGCTTTTGGAACGAATTACCCACCCCCAACCCAGCAAGTTCTGAGAACTCGCTTATAGCCTGTTCCAATTTTTCTACCGCGTGGCGACTGTCAAGCTCTCCTGAAAAGGATTCTTTTACGATTACTTTCACTAGGTCACCTCGATAGTGACCGTTCGGAGCCCTTTTTCTGTTTTCTCTTCAAAGGAGTCACTATAGTCGCCTTTGCCGCCTTCTTTTTTTCGAGGCTCTGGCTTCTTCGGCTTGCCACTGGGCACTTCCTCTTCTCCCTTTTCCTCGTCATCTTCGCCTTCGTCGCCTTTAGAGTCATCAAAATATGACCCGTAGTCGCCTTCTTCCTCGCCGCCCTCTTCTTCTCCACCCGCCGTTGCAAACTGCACGTAAGTTGGATCTAAGACCATGTCAGCAACGCTGTCTTCGAGTGGCGGTAGGTCGTGTTCTGCGCGGATTTCGTTTACGGTTTTAAACGCTTTTACAGCCTTCGTGTCTAGCTCTACCTTTTCTGATTCAGAGTGAGCGTCGAAACCTACGAATTGAATCTCAAAATCCTCGTCTACCGGGTAAACAACCCACTGATTCATCCATCCCTGTACGGCACGAACGAGCGGCCTCAACCCACGCTCCTTCGACGCGACAATTCGCTCCTCCGGCCCTTTTTGCGAGAGTGAAGCCGCCTGCCCTTCGTTGCCATACACGAAGCCTAGCTCTGCCGCGTCCAGGCCGTACACGCTACACAAGACTTTAAGGAGGAAAGACATCCAGTTGGAGTATTCCATTTCCTTGTTCGATTGGCTCATTGACACGTTTGAGATTTCTTCCTTCATCTCTGGGTCAAGCTGGATAATCGGTGTTCTCTTCGCATTGCGAACCCCGGAAACCATTGCGTAAAACTGTCGCCTGAAAGCCGCAAACACCTCTTTCGACATCCCAGACTTCACTGTCAGAATCGAATTCGCGTGAACTCCATGAGTGAAGTTGTTTGAGTTGTATTCAGCCGCATTCAAGAGGTTTGTTATGATCCTCATCGACTCTTCCAACTCTGGATAGCCGTAGCCGTTTACTCTCATCCAAGTCCTGGGTCTTCTAATCCCCCAAGCCATCTCCTGCCTTCCGAATTCAGCTACCTGCTTATTGCCTAGAACCTGAACGAAAGCATCCTTATCGTTGCTGTCAAGACCTGCTGCCCCGCCCTTGCGCTTGGCGTCCTTTGGGATAGCTCTTCTGATTGTCATCGCATCCACAGCGCAGAAAGCTCCGGGCTTACCGGCCTTGTTGTAAACAACCTCGAAGTTCGCTTGATCATAGGTGAGCGAATCTCGAACAATCTTCCGCATGAAACCCTCGAAACCTTGGGGTTCGTACTTGTAGCCACCACATGTCTGTATGAGCGTCTGTATTTCCTTAATCTGATTTTCCGCTGCTGTCGTCGCCTTGGCTTTTTTGTCGCGCATCGCGATCTTAAATCCAAGGCCGTAGCGCGACATTTGTGGCATCGCGAATTCAGCTAACTGGTTTGTTCTAAGCTGTATAATGGCACCTATAATGGGCACCCGGCTCATAACCATAAGTGTGTTGTAATTGACCCCTAGCGTACCTTGGTGCTCCGCTACTTCAGGCCCGCCGTACAGACCTGTCCGTAGCTCGTTTGGGTCGAAGCTCCAAGCCTTTGACTTGTTCACAACCTCGGCTTTGCGTGCTTTTTCCAGATCAATAACGTCTGGCGCAACGATGTTTTTTAACCAACCCATGCTTAGTTCCCGTAGTTCGTACCAATATAGTAAACCGAAGCCCCGCCTATGACCACCCCTAATCCCAACATCAGCCACGGGTTCTTATACCACGGCTCCGGCTTCAGGCCCGCAGCATCTTCAGCAATGTCGATTAGTTGGCCGATCTTCCCGTCGCACAATGTCTCCAGTTTCGAGATGTGCTGGCGACAAGTAGCAGACCGACCGCTATGGTAATCCACATCTGCAACACACTTCGGTAGATCTACAGACACGCACTCCACAGCCTGTACTGAGTGCGTAGGGCTCCAAAGCACACCGTCGCACGGTGTTACGACGCCAGCCTCGATTCCGACCGCCTGAGTGCAAACCTGTGCTTTTAGAGAGGTTTGCCCAACTAGAACCATAACAAGCATCAGCGCAACCGACCGCATCATTTCCCCTTAAAAGCCTTGTTTACGATCCCAGCAACCGCATCAACACCCTCGTTTTGCGCCTTCCGAATGACCCGCCTCGAACGCTCTAGCTCGATATGCCGCCGCTCCCTCTTCAGTGCCAGCGCATTTAGCTTTGATAGCTGGTCTGATCGCAATTTTGCACGCTCTCGATTGTAGCTGTTCTCTACGTTGCGAATTTGCTGTGTCACAATAAGCCGTTGCTGGAGCAGCCACATACGCTTGAGTGCCACCCATACAATCACAAGTAAGAGCGCAACCGCCCCGATTAGCCACTTAACAATAGGGACACCCAAAGCTTTGTTTAACCAACTGGGTATCATTACTTGTCCGAAGGTGCAGCCGCTTTAATCTTCTTCTTCACAACCGCTACGATTGATGTAGAGAGGACGCCCGCACCGCAACCAGTAGCTACTGCAAAATGCGCTTCGGCTGGACCGAACGAGTCCTGCAAGTAGAACCCCGCAACACCACCGAAAACAATACAAAGCAATCTTATCAGACTGAGGTACCACCAAGGTTTTTCCATCTTGCGGACCCGAAACAGATCTTGGCAGAACGACTTAATCACCTGAGTGCAGCCGTAGGCAATGACTGCACATGTCGCACCAATAATTGCGATAGAAGCAATGTCATTCGCATCTGGCTTTGCCGGAGCCGCAACAGGCACCGACGGCGCAGCGGTTACGTGAATAGTCTGCTCCAGCGTCGGGACATCGCCTTCAGCGGAGATGTTATTAGTCTTTGTGATAGTTACGCTCATGCGCCTTCTCCTTTTTTCATTTCTACAACTGTTTCCACCCGCGTCACACGGGTTCGTGTCCTGTTCAATTGCTCCCAAAGATTCGCTCTTCCCTCGCGAGCAGCTTTGATTTCATCCCGAACGTGCCGAAGGTCAACCTCAATGTTGTCCAGCTTTGTTTCGACTGTGCGTGAGTGAGTCTCCTGTGACCCCTGTATCCTCTGGATACGGGTGGATAGGTGCCATACGGCTGGCAGTATCACTCCCGCGATAGCCGCGAAAAGCGTCACCATTTGCTGCATGTCTTCACTCAATTCCAATGCTCTCCGAACACAAAGTCTTTTACGACATTCCAATAAACGAACTCTTTGCACTTCTCGACTGGGTAAACCTTTAAAAGCTCTTGCCCGAATGTGGTCTTACCATGAATCAATCCGTCCTCCCACTGAAAATGCCACCACTCTGCGCCACCAAAACTGCCTCCCCTGAAGAATGATGAGCGAGCACTGATGTTGTAGAACCCGTGCTTGGCGCAGAGGTCTGTGAAGTTGAACGCACGGGCTGTCACCGGCTTTGTGTGTATTTGTGTGTATTTTCTGCCCTTGGCGTTCTTTCCTCTCGTCACGTAGACCGCATCTAGTGAAACTGGGGGAACATCCATGCTCTCAGTCCTGCACCAGACAACCCACTTTCTTCCGCGAGGGTCCGTCGTATCCTTCGTTATTATGAATGGGTCTTTCTCAGGCTTCACCATGCCTGAGTAAATTGACATATCGAAGGCTCTACCGAGGTAGTGCATACTGCACTTTGAACGCGACGGGCTTGCCTTGCTTGAAAGCGACCGCCTGCCACCAGCAGAGGTGATTACCCCGCCCAAACTCTTCACCTCTTTGTGTAGCTGCTTGTAAGCATCCGCAACGCCTCCCTCGCGAAGAGTGGTTCGTGAGTATCCCGCATAACCCTCAACCGTGTCGGCTGGGCATCGAACCCATCTTAGTAGCTTGTCTGGAACCGCGTGGACCGACTTCTTTGGTTGCTCCATCGCAACTCTAAGCTCACCAATGCCAGCTTCCTTCAAAGATGCGTTGAAAGCCTCGCGTGTTATTGGCCCAAAAACCCCGTCGGACAAAATGTGTGCTTTTGTCTGGAATTCTGCCACTGCCTGTTCTGTTAGCCCGCCGTATATTCCATCGGCCTGTCCTGGGTGGTATCCGAGCCTTGCAAGCCCTAGCTGCAACTCCGAAACCAAGCGACCCTTGCTTCCCCGCTTGATCATCTTTCACTCCTATTCGTAAGACCCTGCCTGAAGGTCGTTTATGGCCCCGCCTCCGGTAGGGTCTTGGCCGTCTACCGAAAGCACTCCACTCCATTCTATCACCAATTCGCCTGTTTCGCTTACGGTGGCTGTTAGGTTGTCAAAGCCGCTTATGGCGTCCGCTAGTGCGTTATCCGAGTCAGCCGCTAAAACCTCTAATGCGCCTAGCTGCTCTCCGTTAATTTCGAGGTCGCCATCATTGAAAAATCCTGGGCTGACTAAGCCTAAATTAAGCGTTGGCATGACTATCTGCACCTTTGAATATATGCGTGTGAGTTCAGTGCTGTTAGCGCACCGCTATCTACCGTGATGGTAAACACAAATAGCTTTCCCGCCGCCGCGTGCGTGAGGTAGTCAGCGTTGTCGGGTGAGAAAACGAACCGGGCAATTTGCTTCATGTAAGACCCGCTTGAGCCCGTGACGGTAACATTAGCGTCGGACTCCCATGCTGTACTAAAGGCCGTCGCATTCCCTGTACCAGTGATATCAAAGTCTGCGTCGGAGTCGTTTGCTTTCTGGATGTGGCCGGTCGCCGTGATGTTTCCAGAGGTAGCGTTGTTTCTAAACGGGATGTTTAGGTGAATCCGGTCGTTGGCTGTCAGATCTTCTGGAAGGTGAAACGGTATAACCACATTAGGCTTCGGACCCAAGTAGTTGCAGAACAAAAGTGGTATAACGTCGTCGTCGCGCTTGTACGTCATTATGGACCCCCAACATTTTTTTCTACCCAGGCCAATAGCCCGTGCATGTACACCGTTCCCGAGCCTGACTCCGAAGGGCTCACCCACGAGCGCATTGCAGTGTGGTTTGCGCTGGCGGTAACAAGGTCTGCGTTCACACGAGTCGTTATCTGCATTACAGGGTATTTAGCCTCGTTGGCTGTATCGCTTGGGTTTAGGATGTATGTTTCTTTCAGATCATCTGCGGAATAGCTAGTGTTCGCAGTGGCAAAGTAAAGTTTGAACCCTCTGTTGACATCATCCGGCTCTTTAATACCAACACGAACGTGAATCACGTCTCGCGTTGTTAATCCGAGCGGTAAACCAAAGTACCACAGGCTGCTTGGCGAGGACTCGTCGGAGCCACAAGATTTGGTCCAACCACCAGAGACAGGGTCTGTGGTCCCATTCGACCGTTTGTATTGCAGGAATGGGATGCAATATCGGTGCTTGTAGGTCATCAGCCTCTCCGAAGAAACATGGTGAACCCGTATACCGTCGAAAGCCCCTCGCTGGTGTTTGCGTTGTAGTGGTCCACCCGAGAAAGGTGTGCGTCGGCTGCGCTACCACCAGAGCCCGAGCCTGTGCAGTAATCGCGTAGGTCGGTGCTAACTGCTTTTTCGGCTGTGTATCGTGTGCAATCGGCTACACGGAATGCCATAGACGAGCCCTTGTTGTACTCCCAGGCCGTGCTGTGTGAATTGCCAGCCTCGTCTGCTATCTCTACCTTGTACCCAGGGTCGTCACCGTCTGTCTGGATTGTACCCGCCCACATCATCACAATGTAATCGCGAGTAGTCATATCCTTTGGCATGGCTACCGTCGCAATGTGCATCTGATTCGCGCCGTTGTTGAACGTGTCACGCCCCGCGCCCAGCCCAGGCGCGTAGTTGCGCTGGTGAAAAATAGGTTCAAGTATTCCTAGTCCTACGGTCATAGTGCCACCTACAAGATGAAGTATTGGTAAACGCCCGACGAAACCTCGTATTGGGTGAGAGTGACGGAGCCATAGTCTTGGTTAATGACGACGTTGGCTGTCGACCCGTCAATCCGGTCGTTTGTTGTGTCTACAAGCGCGATGGATATATTGTTCGCAGAAGCATTTCCATCCTGATCTTTGATGTGCCAAACCTGCCCGTCAGCTAAGTCTGAGCTTGGTAGGTTTACCTGATATGCGCCTGCACTGGTGTCCACAAGGATAACGCCGTGGCTTGTTGTTAGTTCTAGTGGGCTGTTGCCGGATGCGAGGATTGTGATTGCTTTCTCTTGAGCACCGCCACCACCTGAGGCATCAGACCAAACAACCTTCGTGTTGCTGTTGTCCCATGTAAGGACCTGGGCATCACTTGGTGTGTCTTGACCAATCTTTGTTACATCACCCGAAGAGTTAATCGTAAGCCCAGTGTTGGTTCCATGCGCCGTTCCGTGCCCAATCTCTAAGGTGTCGGTCCCGTCGTCAATACCAATTCGGTAGTCTTGAGCGTGACCGTCGAAGATAATCATAGAGTCTGCTTCAGTGGCAGAACCAATCGTTAAACCTGCTCCTACGATTTCAACAGGCGTCAATACTGCCCCTGCGGTACGCAGCTTAAACGCAATCTTACCATCTTCAGAGCCATTAGAAACATCCGGGGATGTTGCTACGATCTTCGCCATCATAGTGGACGAGCCGCCGTCGTCGTTGCCGTTAAAGACAATCTCGCCAATCTCATCGTTGTCAGCAGGAGAGGCGCTAGCATGATTCAAGAGAAGCGTTGGTGGGTTCGCACCAGCGTTTGTTGACACAATCTCAACCAGCGGCTTGTCATCTGTAGAGCTAGAGATTACTACGCTCGGCGAATCAATGGTCAGTGTTGTAGATGCGTTGATGTCAACCGTTGGCGCTGTCATATCCAGCGTTGTCCCAGCGTTCACCTCAAGGTGTCCGTTAGCAGACGCAAAGATTTCTTCACCACCACCAACGTCGTGGAACTTGAGCTTCGTAGTAAGAAGCAGGGCAAGCTCGTCTTCGGATGCGTCGTAGAGCACACCTTCGCTTGCGGTGGCACTAAAGAGCCTTACGTCTACTCCAGTATCATCAACGCCGAATGTTGCGTCGCCTGTAATCAAAGATGTTCCGGCTACAGTAAGAGTGTGTGTTGGGGCATCTGTATTGATACCCAAAAGAGATCCGGCTTTACCATATATGAGATTGTCACCAGCATTTTCTTCAATTTGTATAACGTCGCCTGTAGTCGAAAGAGCATCTCTAAGGTAGAAGGCGTTATTGCTTCCTCGATGACCCATTTGCCAATAGAGGCTTCCTTCTCTAAATTCTATTGCAGAGTTTGCTCCTGATAATGCCTCTAACGAAATTAAACAGTTGCTACTTGCGTTATGGAATGTTCCATCTCCGTTAACTGTAAGGTCGGTGGTAACTGATAAGTCACCGGCAACTGTTGTTGTGGATGCTGCACCGGCAGCGATTGTTACGTCAATCTGACCATCAGTTGCGTGCTCACCCTCTAGGGTTAAGCCGGTCGTCATAGCTGTATTTGTACCATCGCTCTCAGCAACCTGAAGCTCTAATTTGCCTGCTTCGTCAGTTTCGTCGGATTCACTAATCGACGCTACAATGCCGGCAAACTGTGTATTATTATTTCCTTCATCTTCGCCATAGAATGTGATCTGACCCAGAACCTCGCCGTCTTCTGTATCAGCAGCGTCTTTCAAGAACTGTAATTCACTTGAAGATGTCTTGGTTGTGTGCGTTGTTTTTAAGGTAAGCACTGGCTTACCAGCAGCACTGTCGGCAACTGTCACTGCTGGTCCGTCAATAGTTACTGCTGTTGAGGCGTTCATATCCACTGTCGGCGCAGTCATGTCCAGCGTCGTACCAGCGTTCACCTCAAGGTGTCCGTCTGCTGAAGCAAAAATTTCCTCGCCACCACCTACATCATGAAACTTCAGCTTGGTTGTGAGTAACAAAGCAAGCTCGTCCTCGGAGGCGTCATAGAGCACACCCTCGGAAGCTGTCGCGCTAAACATACGCACGTCTACGCCCGTATCGTCCACACCGAAAGTCACGTCACCTGTCGTGGCTAACGTGCCAGTGATCTCAAGGGGCTTGTTCATTTCCCATTGAGTGCCAGTGTGGTCATAAAGTATCGTGGCGCTCGCGCCGTCAACCGAGATACCTGCACCATCAGCAGCAGCGGAATCCGCAGCGCCGGACGCAATAACGACTACCTTGTCGTCTACGGTAAGCGTGGTTGAGTTGATCGTCGTGGTCGTTCCGTCAACGGTCAAATTACCGGTCACGGTCAGGTTGTCGTTGACGGTCGTTTCGGAGGTTGAATGTCCAATACTGATCGCCGTTCCGCTCGTGGTTCCCAACGAAATGCTCGCGACCCCTGAACCGGAATTTACAGCGTCAATGGTCAACGCCTTGGCGCTACTGCTGTTAGCGGTCATCGTAAGGTTAGTCGTATCGGTCCCGTCGATAGAAACGGTTGTTCCGTCTATCGTGACCCCGGTCGTAGCGTTGATGTCTACGTTCGCAGCCGAGGTTATATCAACCTCTCCCGAATTCGACGAAGTCACGGTCACGCCAGTGTGGCCGTCTACTGTCACAGTGCTCGCGTTGGAGTCAATAACGACAGCACCGCTGCTTGTCGCAACACTTACCGCCGCATCACCGGCTGTAATGTCATCTGCCGCAGTGGACCCACCGCTCGCAGCGACTATCGACGAGCCAGTGGTGATCTGAATGTCATTTCCCGCGTCTGTGGTGAAATACAATTCATTCGGTGTAGCTGTCTTGACCCACAACTGCCCGTAGGCGGCTGTGTCTGAATCAGCCGCCGCCTGCTCCTTGATGGTAACCGCGCCCTCAACCGATAGCTGAGTCTTTGGTGCTACGCCAACACCAACGCTGCCTTCGACGTAGAGGCCGCTCGTTGGCGGTGTGTTGCTGTGAACATTGTTCCCGATGGAGACGCCGCCAGCGTCCATGTCAATGGCCATCTTGACGTTTCCGGTTCGCCCACCGTCCGCGAACAATATCTCGCCCGCAGCGTCTGAGAAGAAAACCAGATCGGTACCGTCCTTGTTGGCAATTCCGATATCAGCCGCGCCAAAGGTGATCTTGTTTTCGTTCGTGGTGGTTCTAAACGCCAGGGGTGTAGCCGCACCCCAGTCTGTGAGGTCGCTTGAAGCAAGCGTGATAACCCCAGTCCTGCCTGCTACGCTTTGAATGTTACCGAAAATACGGAGCCAGCGTCCAGCGGATGCGTCCGAACCAACATCCGTTGGGCGCACGATGTCGAAATCTTCCGACGTAGCCGTGCTGTCAGCATCCCACCGATACTGGATTCCAGAATCCTCCACGAGTCGAACTTCTTTATCTGTTCGTACCGTAAGCGCCTTCAGTGCTGCGAGAGTCTGAACACCCTCTTTAGAGCTAGTTGTTGATACAGAGGCCCGTATTACAGTTGCCATCTTTCGACTCTCCTAATTTTTTATTGTCCCATGCCGCCGAAGGCCACGAAGGAATTGCACACGACTGTCACGTTATCAGCCGATGTGGCCAACCCGTGCGTTGCTGACAGGGTCACCTTTATCTCCTCCCACGGACCAACATCAACGAGAAAAACGTCACCGTTGTCCATTGTTGTGGAGCCAGACAGACTAGCAAAGACATCTGAATTAACAGGTTTGAAGGTCAGCGAAATCTGGTCCGTCGCAATAGCGTGGGACGTGTTGCTCGCGTACACCTGTATCTGGTGATGGTCGAAGGTTTGGCTTGGGTTAAAGCCGAGGTTTCGTCTATTTAAATTAAAAACCTTCTCTTGGCCGTTAGTGGCCTGAAAGGTGAACTTCTTGTTTTTTTGCATCTGAGGCATGAGCTTCTACTCCGAGATTCTATTATGAAATTATGTCTAAAAACACACTCTGGTCAACGTCAATCGTCAAGGAAGGGTAGGTCGTCGAACCCGCCACCGAAATGAGAGAAGTCGTCTGCGCCAACAATATCCGTCTCTATTAGGTCGTCTCCCTGCGCGGCACGATACTGGAAGCCACCTTTGCGTAGCACGGTTTCAGCTATCCACATAGACATTACGATGTCGTCGTGTCGCTCCCTGCCAAGGCCGTGGAATTCCGCGATCACGTCCTTCATGATCTCCTTGTCGCGCAGGGTCTTGCTTGGGAAGTGAACCTTGCCGTTTTCAAAAAGCGCCGCCATCGACGGTACGCCTTCCCATGAGTCGGTTTTGTTTCGCCCCGTAATGTGTGCCTTTAGAGGTAAATCTGTGGTTTTCTGAAGTCCGAGGAAGTGGAGTTCGCCAAAGCTGTTCTTCTCAATAGCAATAGCTCGAACCTTTCCAGCAAAGCGTTCATGCTCTTTGATGATGGAGTTCCGCAATGTTCCTGGGGTGATACCTCGCTCCCGCCTCATTCCTAGAAGATACCGATTTCCCTTCGCATCTCGACCCCACGTCACGCCTACTGTGAAGTCCCTATCGCCCTCGTCTGCCTTTCTTTGATCTGTAACTAGCGCGAGATCCCAGCCTTGCACGATGTCTACGATGTCCACGTTTGGCGGGAACTCGTAAAGACTATAGTTCGACCCGTTCGCCATAGCGTCTTTCAGCCAAGCAAGCCTGAATTGGGCCGTCTCATCATCCACTACCTCGTTCTGCATCTCGCGAGCGAAAATCGTCGAACCCATCTTAATTCTCTGACGAATCATGTACTCGAACGGTCGCTGTTCAGGCCACAAAACCTTCGCCTCACCCTCCACCGAAACGCCTGTGAATATATCCTTGCCGTCGATTTCCTCGTACGTCGGCTCATACTTATCAGGCCATTGCATAATGGCTTTGTCGGTGATGATTTGCCACATGGGATTTTCATCCAAACGACCGTAAAGATCGTCGAAATGCTTTCGGGTACCAATGCAAAGCATGAGCCCACCCTGATTTAACATCGGTGTAAGCGTTCCCTCGAACCACTCTCTCGTGTGCTCGCGCACGCTACCCGAGCGCACCGAATTCTCGTCCTCCACGTCATCCAGAATAATAACATCGAAGTGACCACCTGTGATTGCGCCACGCATACCGACTGCTTCAATCGTTGGGTCAATAAGTGCCGCGCTGCGCGTGATTCGGATACGGCTCTTGTCCCACTCAACATCGCCAGAATCCCCACGCCAAGGCCCGAACCCGGTTTCAGGCTCACCGCACCAGTCATTCTGGACTCTTGCGCTCTCTAGCAGGGCCTTACACCTCGCCAAACGCTTCTTCGCCAAGTCAGCTTTGGAACCAATCCAAAGCACACGAATGTTCCGGTTCATGCAGATAAGCCAGAGCGTGAATGTAACTGCAAGCTCAGTCTTTCCATGCTTTCGAGGGGCCAGAAGCAGTAAAGACTGGTCATCCCGTGATGACTGACCCTTGCGATATGCGGTCGCTAGAATGTCCAACCACCTCTGCCTGTGTTCCGCGTAGGCCATGCCGCAATAGTATGTGTCAAAGTATATTAAAGAGGCCGTAGACATTCGCCTGCGACCTGCTGTCGTAGCTAGTATGTTGGCGGCCATATCACTGTGTTCGTTCGCAACCACTTGACAATCTTCCCCACGGGCTGTAAATTTGGCGTAACTACTACTATTTTATCGAGAGGACACCTTTATGACTAGCAATGAAATGAATCAGCCGGAGCTTGAGGGCCTGGAATGTACTGGTATAAACACACTTAACGGCATCGTGAGCGTCTGTGGTGGATATGATGAAGGCAACCTCTTCACCGTCCGTATCGAGCACCCAGGACCAAGCCTCAACCTGTCATCTGCCCAAGCACGTAACCTTGCCACGCACTTGATCAGAGCAGCAAGCGAGTTCGATGCTCGTGAGCGAACGGGGGGCTGTTATGGAAAGGCTTAAATGTAACCACTGTGGTGAATGGACGGTAAACCCTCACGCGAAGGAACCGTCGTTCTACACCCACAAGAGCCCATTCACTGGGCGCATAGTTTTTGACCCTATCGTCACCATTAGTTGCGCCGTTGTCGCAATAGGCACTGTCGCGCTGTTGCTCGGTTATTAACTTTTTTTCACAAACTTGTAGTAAAGTGCTTGACTACAGGCTTGGTAGGGCTTATAACTTATCGGGTGACGTTAATTTATTTGGAGAAAAAAATGAAAGTTAGAATCACAGACCTTGCGCCCGTCAACAGTGGCGAAGAAAACGTAACGTACATCGCGAATAGCGTTGATGATTGCCGCTACAAGTTCCACCGCTCACTATACGAGATGGTCGAGTCGATGGGCGGTGTATGGACGCTTGGCAAAGCCGTAGCCGAGCCAGTGGAGGTTAAGTAATGAATACGAACACAATAAGAACAGAGTCAGCGACCATTCCATGGCGAGCAAACCTTCCATACCCACGGCCCACGTGGATGCACAACGAGTGCGTCTGTGGCGGGTGGGGTAGCGTTCCTCTCGTGGAGGGTCTTACGGAGATGAAATGCCCAAAGGGCTGCGAACTGAGAGAGCCTACAAAGCCCAAATGGAAGCGTGCTCGCAAAGCGGAGGTAAAGTAATCATGGCTGCATCTACTTCTAAATCATTAGTCCCTCGACACCGAGGCCGCCGGGGCTCTTTCTGGGGTGACCCAGGTAAGGGCTCCCCCGGCTCCTCCTGCTCCCGCGCATCTATGGGCGCTGAAGAGCGTGCTATTGAGCGCGTTACCCGTCGCGAGGGTAAGGCAGAATGCCAATCTGGCGACTGCTCATGGGGTGCGATTGCGCGTGAATTGCAGGATGAAGACGAAAAAAATGAACTCGCTAATCGACTTGCTGCGGCTGAGTCGGCAGAGTTCGAGTTCTTTTTCTCAACTTTTATGTAATAAAGTACTTGACCGTGCCCCCAGGGCTATGCCTATAATCCTGAATGTGACGTTAGCAAATCTTGATTGGAGACAGAAAATGACTAAGATTCTCAAAAATACCATCGTTCGATTAAACGTAGCCAAGTGCTTCACCAACAAAGAGGGTGGCGAGCTTGAGTATCCCCTCGAAACCTATGGCAACGACATGGACGGAACAGTTCATTCCAGCCGACCTATTACGCAAGACGAGCGTAACGCTTGGTACGACAGCCCCCGCTCGCATGGACTGAACAGTGCTGGCGAGACACGGCTCGCGCCAAGGTCGGTGTCGGTTATGCTTCATCGCGACCGGACCTACACCGTGCTCCGCGCTCGCACCGCTGCTCAACTTGGCTACGGAAACAAGACCGGCGGCCTGACAAAGATTTTCTGCGCCGAGACAGGCGAAGAAACCTACGTGAAGACTGCCCTTATTGAGGCCGTTCCTGATGAGCCAAACACCTCACCGTTCACGGTCATTCGTGACATTTACGGCAACACCAAGCTGCTGAATTGCCAGAAATAAGGAGGCTGTGATGGTCACTAATAACCTTAAATCCTTCGACACCCAAGACCCCAGTTCCATACGTGAAGCCCAGAAGGTCTTAGCCAAGGTGGTTCTTCCGTGGGCACCCGATTCTTCTTATCCACCGAAATTCGTCCGAGTCAATGGGATGGGGAAGCAGGTCGCAATCGTGACCTCTTGGTTAGGCGGCTTCGGAGACGCGCACGGTGGAACCAATGGTTGGGGCTACAAAAGCTGCCCCGACGGCGATGGTCGCTGCACCAGCGGTATCGAAGACACAAAAGAAGCGGCGATGGCTGTGATCGACACTTTCCTCGCTGAACACTTTCCGAGCCTCACGGTTCTGCCCGCGATGGTGGCCCCTCGATCAGAAGCATGGGTCGATGAAAAAGAACAATGTCTTGCGTAAGGAGCACAACGATCATGACTGAAGATAAAATATGGGCAGACCGACTCATGTCAGAACACGACTACGACAGAGATAAGGCGGTCGCCAACATCCCAAAAAGCCTTACCTCGGATCTCCAATTTTATATAGCCGACAAGCTTAGGCTATCGATGAACCCGAGCACGGAGGCTAAGGGCGCAATGAGTAAAAGAGATGAGTTAATTAATCGGCTTGAAGGCCGGTACGCGGAGCGAGAGGCTCTTTCAAGGCAGCTAAAATATCGGCTCAACGTCGAAGAGCTTTTTAAAACGCTGGCTATCGATGTGCCCGAGGGTGAGCCAATCCGGTTCGATCCGGTTGGAGTGGCCGGTGACATCATCGCCATCAACTACAAGGGCCGCCGCTACGCGCTACCAGAGCGAGTGACCACAGAAGAGTGGTCTTTGCGCTTCGGGGTGTTAAAATACAAGTCGGATGGAGGTTAATCATGGCAGAAATAGTGTGCTTTAGTTGCGCGGCTCGCATCCCCGCTGGTAACGAGGTCTGCAAAGATTGTTACAAGATTACGGAGGATATGATGGCGCGTTCTAAATCGACTGAGGCTTTCCTCTATCGAGCCACTGGCTCGATAGACATAGTTCGACCCGTGGATGGCAAACACTTCGCCTTAGACGAGCTTCAGAGGCACGTAGGAGGCTATGTGGAGGTCAAGAAGTACGCACCTCGATGGGTGGCGGTCTTCAACGAGGATGGCAGGCTCAAAGAGCTTCCCCCGAACCTATCAGCATCCGACCGGGTCGGATTCGAGTTGGTTGGCGACGTACTCTTCGTACCTGAGAGGTGTATGCAATGATAATATTTATGGACGAAGACGGTACCGCAAAGATACCCAGTGACCTAACCACTGAGCAGCTTTGTGCTGCGATTGGACACACTTACGCAGAGCATCAAGAGGCAGTCTGGAAACTAACAGACGAAACAAAGGTGCTTGCAGAGAAGGTCCGTAAGCTCTATGACGAACTGGATGGATTCTCGGAGCTTATTTCAGAGCTTCAAAAACGAAACGAGGAATGAAGGCACGCAGCCCCGCCTATTTACGTTGGACTGTTGGGTGGGGCTGTTGCCTTCTGTAGGGGGATAGAATGAATGGACCGGAAGAGACGAGCGCGATTGATGATCGCGACCTGGCCGACCACTTCTAGGCCCTCGGATAGTCGGTGCCGTAGAGGGCATCAACCAGATACCCGATAGGTATAGCCTCTGGCTCGATGTTACCGATGATAACCTGCCAGTGAATCACCCACGTTGCCGAGTCCCAGATTTGGGTCACGGGGTGTTACTCAAAGCTTTTAGCTGGCTTCGGCGCTTTGCACGCTTCGATTGCTTTCTACGCTTGCGCTCGACTACGTCGCGTTCTGCCTTCGGCCTTTGGCGAAGAGGTCTGTTGATCGTGTGCAAGACCTCTATTGTTTCTGTGAGGTCATCTTCGAGCAAGGCAACCCGCGTCGTCATATCTTGCATCCAGTTCCAGCCACCGATTATGGCGGCCACAATGAGTGCGACGATGATTCCTTGCACTCGGTTTCCAAGGTTTGCTTCCATGTTTATTTCCAGACCGTTAAGCAATGAAGGACTGCGACCCAAAGGCACATGCTGTAGAATTCGAGAACTTCCATTGTTGCTCCATCGAGTGCCCACGGAGGGTACCCGCGTAGACCCAGACTGTCTATAAAATATAAGCCAGAAAATGTGCTTAAAAACACACTTCTACGAATCTCTTTTTAACTTAAAGTGCATCAACGATTCTCGCTCTCTAGTTAGAAGATCGCGCTGAAGCTCTGAAACCTTCTGCTCTAGCCTCTCGCGTTCCGCACGATGATCTTCACGCATTGCGCCGATTGCAGCGTCGTGTCGGTCACTAATCATCTTTGTGCGCTCGTCGAAGAACTCGGTGTTACGCTTTAGTCCTGCGTGAAAGTCACCAACCGAACGGTCCAGCCGCTTCTGCATTCCGAGATGCTGCCACACCAAAAACCCAGCGAAGATTCCCAGTGCGCCAAAGTCCAATAGCTCTTTTAGCAAGTCTTGGCTCATACTCGAATTCTACAAGAGGTGAGCCCGCAAGTCACCAAAATGTACGCATACCCTCGAAGGCCGGGGCCTCTTTGGGCAATGCGACTGACTCACTAGCGTTCCAACCAGAAATGGACCTTGAAGGAGTGAGTTAGATACCTCTGGCCAGCCCACACAAGGACGAGTGCAAGCTTAAACCGGGTGGACAATACGAATCACAGCTACCCAGTCCGGTCAACCAGTCGTAGCAAGCCTTTTCGCCTAATCTGTGTCGAGGACAACGACGTTGTCACTCATGGCTCTCGCTACTGCGGTACCCAGGCTGTCTAGCACGTTGTCTGGTATCTTGTCGAGTAGCCTCATGTCGGCTTGGTTTATGTTGTTTTGCTGCATGTTGATTTCTGTGCTTATAGCCTGGATATTAACTTTATTCAGACCAAGCAATTCCGACTGCTGCTTGATGCTTGCCAGCACCAACCCCATCCAGCCCCTTCTTTCTCTGGCCTGAGTTTCATCAATCAATAAATTGGCGAAGGTCCAAGCGTCTCTTTGAACCTCCCTTGCCTCTGCTATCAGTCGCGCTCGCTCGGCCTCTAATCGTTCCGGCTCTACACTCTGGCTCCACTCAGCATGTATGTCTACGAGCCACCTGTTCATGGTGTTCCGGTCCACGCCCATATTTTTGCAGCATTCATGTGCGGTGGCACCTCGGAGAATTGCGGTCTTCGCCTGCGACTTCAGAATCTCAACCTCGGCGGCTGTTCTTCGGCCTGTGTTCCGCTTCTGAACTACCTTCTTCTTTCGCTTCGCTGGTGTCTTCTTAACAGCCATCTTCAATGTACTCCCACCCGCTACATGGGTTCTGAATGCCCGTGCACCACATATACTCTTCGTCCCAAACACAACACACCCGCTGATCCGGCTCCATGAACCCAGGTCTGTCACACCAATCTGCGGTATCGATTGGATAAGGGGCTGTGAGGTCCATCAAAAAACTGCACGCGATATCCATTGGCTCTTCTTTGTGCGCGGATACGCAACAGTCTGGACAAGTTTCGCACTTATGCATAACGTAAGCATCGTGCCAAGAAGTGTGCGAATAGCTCGAATTTACAGCCGACACCCCAAGAATTGCGGCCAAAAGCGCAACTTTTTTTACGATTGCGAAAGAATCCTTTCCAACCATCAGCCGACTCCCAACATCTTCGAGCCACCACTCTCCAAGGCTGTAGCTGTAGCAGCAGCAGCCGATGTCTTATACGACTGGCGAAAAGCTGACATGAGCGCACGGTCACCTGACCTGCTTTCACATATCCTCTCCCAACCACCAACAGACTTAATGGCCCTCGACTTTGCGCGAGCGCGGATTGGATTCGTATCCAAGTCTTTAAGCGACGGGTGCTTGTAGTGGTGGAAGCGACCAACCAAAGACAGCACTTCACTAAAAGCATCTGCTGAGTCATCTATTATCGACAGACTCACGCGAGGTACCAACGACCTCAACTTTGCGGGCACCGGGAACCAAGGCTCCATCGATGTTTTAATAAAAGCTCGCACCGCCGAATTCAACTCGTGGTCTTCGATGTCTGAAAGCGCATCAGACCAAACAGCGATGAAGGCAGTCTGACCTTCTTGATCGTTCATATCTATGCCCGCAGGAGGTCTAAACCCGGCTGCAATTAGGCGTGTTATCGCGGAAGCTATGGTTCTAGGGTTAGCCATTTTCACTCTCCTGCATCTCAGTTACTCGGTCGGCAGCGTTCATAAGCGATTGATAAGCTGCCCCCAGTCTACCAGAAGAAGAAGGAAATTGGGAGACACTATTCTTGCGGTCCAAAATAGCCTCCTCTGTATCTAGCCTCGCCCAATACTCAAGATGTGGCCTCCAATCCCACGTAACATAGCCTCTACACGCCTGAAAGTACCTCTCGAACCATTCTGTACCCGAAACATCCAAAACCTCGCATACAGAGGATTTGTGGCGTTTCCACTGGGCACGCAACTCTCGGATGACTTTATGCTCACGCTTACCCCTGGGTGGACGCTCGCGCTTACGCATCACGACCCACCCCTCGACCTTCGCTACAGAGTTGTACGCTTCGCGTATCTCTTCAAATGGAAAACCCGGCCAATCATCTTCAGCCGAAGGTTCCCCCTGCAAGGGGGTTAGGGGGTTTTGTTCTAATTCTCTTAATTGAATCTCTTGACTCCTATTAATTCGAGAACCACCCGTATGGACATCCGCAGGTCCACCCGTATGGTTTTCGAGGGCCTCGATTTCAGGCAACTCATTCTGCTCTGGAGTACCACCCGTATGGTACTCGATAGGAGTACCACCCGTGGGGCTCTCGATTGGAGGTCCACCCGTGGGGTTTTCTTCTGGAGTGCCACCCTTGTGGACTTCGAGTGGAGTACCATCCCTATGGACCTCCACTTCAACCCGGCGCAATGCCGACAACGGCCTTAAAAGTCCGGGTTCAAACTCGTCTCTCCAGATGAACTGATAATTAAACGGCTTGTGTGCCCGTCGGTCACCCCTGTCTCTACTTTGAACTATGTAGCCCTTGCTGGTTAGCTCTTCGAGCCTCTTGCGTAGGGTTTTGATGTTCACGGCCATGTCTTCGGCTAGTTTGCGCTGCTTGGGGTACGCTGCACCGTTCTCCCCGGCATATTTAGCTAGTAACGCCCATAGCAACTTTGCGCCTGGGCTTAGGTCGTTAGCAGTTAGGATGACCATCGGGATGTGTGCCCCCTGAAACGCTCTCCAGGGCCGAAAAACACATACCTTTTCGCTGGTCATGGCTTACCTCATTTAGCTTGTAGTGATGGGCGGCGCGTCCCTTCCCACGCATACCGCCCATCACTCGTTTCTACGCTTGCTCTGCCACGTTGTCAAGCGGTTGTGAAAGTGCCTCGGAGGGCTCTGGAAGCTCTGCAAGGTCAGTCGGTGGGCACAGGTCTTTGGCGGCCTCCTCAACGGCATCGCTGTCCATTTCCATAAGCTCATCGGCATCGGCTTCGGCAATGGCCTCTTCCTCTTCGGTCTGGTTGGCGGCCTCGGTATCGCGCCGTTCAAGGTCACCCATGTAGCCCTCTTTGCTTGCGCTTTCGGCGGCTGCGGCAACGCGAGGGTCTTCCATGTAACCCTGCGAAATAGCGTGGTTTATCATCGTGTCGATACCGATTCGGGTAGCTGTAAGCACGATGGCGTTCAGTGTTATTTCACCGTCAACGAGTCCCGCTTCGGCCATTTTTTGGTAGATAGGAACAAGCTGTTGGGCTGCGTTTACGACTGCGGCCTCTTCTGGTGAAAGCTGGGGTCTTGGTGAAAGGTCAATTGGCTGGGTCATCTGTCATCTCCATAGCGATTGGCCCAAACTTGGGCCTGGGTAGTAGTAGTGTGTGAATAGGAATGATTTGGAATGTAAGGATTCTCGTTCTTAAAAATGTTACGTTCAGCATCGAAGTCAAGTGTGACGATTCCGGTTGGGCCATTGCGCTGCTTTGCTACAATAACTTCAGCCTTCCCTTTGTCCTGAGTATTCGGGTCGTAGACCTCATCTCGATACAGGAACATAACGGCGTCAGCATCCTGCTCGATTGAGCCAGACTCTCGCAGGTCCGAGAGTATAGGCCGCTTACTAGCCCTCCCGTCAACCTGACGATTAAGTTGAGCCAGCGCGATGATGGGGATGTCTAGCTCAAGAGCGATAGCCTTGATGGTCCGGCTCATATCAGCTACCGCCTGTTCTCGATTGCCAAAGCCTTTCCTGGGCATTACTAGCTGGAGGTAGTCGATGATAAGCATGTCACATTGGTTACGCATTTTCATTCGACGAGCGAACATCCTAAGCCCATCGATATTGATTCTGGTCTGGACTGAGATGTACAGCGGGAGAGGCTGGATATTCCTAGCGCCCTTCTCAAGTCTACCAACATCGTATTCGCTGATATCCCCTCGCCTAATGTTCTGCATAGACACACCCGACTCCATCGCCATGAGCCGGTCTGCCATCTGCTCTTCGGACATCTCAAGGGACACGAATGCGACAGATCTATCTTTTCGTGTTGCGTTAAGCGATAGGCTTAGGGCGAACGCGCTTTTTCCCATTCCCGGTCGAGCCGCCACTACAATGTAGTTTCCACCGTGAAATCCAAGAGTGAGTTCGTCTAACTTATCGTAACCGCTAGGAATTCCGATGCTGCTCTCTTCTCGTTCCAATGCTTCCTTCGTTTTAGCGAGGCGCTCGGTAACGATGTCGGCGGCTGGTCTGGCCTCGGGCTCATCCCGGTCCTCGACGGTCGTCAAGAGCGATTGGATCGCGGTTGCCGCAACGGAGTCCGGGGCCTCTTCGGTCCTAGCAGCCTTCGCAATTTTGTGTGCGTTTAGGATTAATTGTCTACGAAGCGAATGCGCTTTGATTATGTCTACATATTGTTCAGCGATGACTGGCACGCACGTATGGTCAAGTAGTTCCATCACGTATGTCGCACCACCGACAACATCGAGTTCATGTGCGAGGGTTAGCCGGTCGATAACCTCGGTAGCGTCTGGATTCCGACCGTCCTTCACTACCTTCTTGACGGCCTGCCAAATGACACCGTGTGCGGTCTTGAAAAAATCGTCTGGGGATATCTTCTCACCAATGAGAATGTATGTTTGAGGGTCTAATAATACTGTGCCTAAAATCGCCTGCTCAGCCTGTAGCGAATTTGGAAACGCTTTTGGGTCCATGTGTGTGTCCTTCCCTGAAAAAAAGAGGGCCTGCGCGGTTGTGACGTTCTTAGATTGGAGAACCCGCGCAGACCCCTTCGGTACCCCGCAACGGTTGACCCAGCGAAGTACACGTTAGATAAGCCAGCCGGTCGCTGGCGTCAAACTAAAACCTGTTTGCGAGTTCCTCAAGCGACATCGGCACGTCAAGGTTGTGCGAGAGGTCTTCTTGCGGCTGCATCTCTGGAAAAACACCCGGCGTGTGGACTTCCAATTCCTCAACCTCAAAGTGGTGATTCAGCAGGTCCATCCAGTACGTGAGGTTCTGGCCTTCGTCGGTTCGCATCCACTTCGGACCATTCAACTCTGTTGCCTCCCGAACCGTGTGAAAAACTCGACCCCAAAGATTCGCGAGGAGGTTGCGCGACTCAACTACAAGCTTCTCGTACTTTTCACGCTCAAGCTCAACTTCAACGTATCGATTCGCAATCACCCGATTGAACGCCTTTATCTCTTCGTTCAGGCTTCGTGCAGCAGCCGACATCTTCAGTGACAACTCTTCAACTGCGTTAATTTCTTCGTCTGTAAACTTCTTAATCATCACTAATCTCCTTGCAATTTCTTAACAAAATCAACGGCGGCCTCAATGTTCTTCGGGTCGCCTGAACAATTCTCATGAAGCCAATCTTCACCCGAAGACTCGGCCTTCTCGCTGCAACCGATCCAGTGGTAAAAGCTCACCACCACACCGGCTACATTATCCCAGGTCACGCGCTTGTAGTGCTCCCCCGGCTCGAAGAGAGAGTGGCAAACTGAGCACTCCCTCTTCGTCGAAAGGTCAGCAATCAAATGCTCGACATTCGCAGGGTCGTAGGCACAGGGTTTCATCGCTCGGCCTCAATCTCACAAATCCGCTCTTCGATAGAAGCACGGTCCTCTTCTTGAAGCTCCAATGCGATAACCTTGCTCGTGTTAGCATCTCGAATGACATACTCTTCGAGTTCAGCAGTCGCGCCTTCTCCCTGATAGCACTGCCCCGGAGGCCCGTAAGTGTAGCCAGCGTAGCCACCGTCGTAGCTGTACTTGGTCACCTCAACGACGACCTCCAACTCTTCACGGTCTGCATCCAAGATGTATGTTTCTATTTCGATAGTCATCTTAAACCTCCTTGCCCAAGCCCAGCACTGAACGCATCTGTGCATAACTCTGAATGCCAATGGCATCGACAAGGTCGCACATCTTTGAGATCGCAGTGCCGGGATACTCGTAAAGAGTCATCCCGGCAAGAAGTCGCGGGCCACCGTTGCCGTAGCGAGACTTCTTGTGTTTGCTCCATCGCTCGAAATGCCACTCGCCTTGCGTGCCCTCGTTGACCTCAAAGCCAGCGGCCCGAGCGTCTTCAATCAATTTTGCTTTTCGCTTAGTCATCTTTAATCTCCAATCAATTAACGTCACGTTCACAAAACTGCCATAAGAAGGTGGCGTTGTCAACACCTTGCAAGCGTTTTCAGTAACTTTATTTTCGAGTGGGGAGCAGTGCATCGAATTTAACCTCCCCCCTGCCCATGATAGTACGCAACGATCTCAATTTTCCAGGGGTCAATTCCGAACTCACGGCGAGCACCCTTGGCACGGTTGAAGGCGAACGCATATTCCATTCGCATAAAGTTAGCCTCCTTCGAGGTCTTGGCGGTGTCGAGTAGCTCTGGCTCCGCGTAAACCGGCTCGTCGAACGATGGCATAGCCTTGTACCCTTCCGTCACAGACTTTTCCCGACTCAACACCCTGTGGCCCCAGATTTCGTAGTGGCTCGGGTGTTCCTTGCCACCTTTATGGGCCTCGCAATACTTCGGGTGCCTGCCCTTGCCCTCCCAGTTGATGGGCGCATCGCAGGTAACTGAGGCTTCGCCAATAGTGTGTTTATACGTGCATTTAAATACTTTCATCTCGAATTCTCCTTCGTTATATACTCGACGGACCCGGTCTGTCCTGAGCGTCGAGCGAGTTTGTTGTTGGCGTACAGTCGAGCGATAGCCGCATCGACCTTTTTCTTGGGCAGGTCTGCGCCAAGCTGTTCTTTCGCTTGCTTTGCGCTGCGCCACCGCTGCAAGACCTCTAGCACCTCTAACTCCTCACGCGCTCTTGTGGAGCTTGAATCCACTGAACCCCACGCTAGGACCGCTCGGTATTGTGTGACGCGGCCCTTTCCTGCCAACCGCCCGCGTCGAGTCTCGACGCGACCAGTCTCTTCCAGGCCAGCTAGAATCGAGCGTAACTTTTGCGCGGGCGCACCGATGTTTGAGGCAGACCGGCTGTTTGCCTCAAACCAGTGACCGTTCATCGCCTCCAGAACAGCCCTCTCGCGGGCGGCGCGGTTTTTAACGCTGGTGTACCCTTCCCAAAAGTCGTTTGGGCGAACTGGGGGCGCTTTAGGGGCCTTTGGAGGTGTCTGTGTGATGAGCGGTAGCGGGTCTTCGCAAGCTGTAAGCTGCTCCAGCATCGTATCCCAAAAGTTTGCCAGGACATCGTCTAACAGCATCTCAGTTAAATCGGCGTACTCCTTTTCCGCAGCCTTCTTGGCCATGAGCAAGCGGCGCTCGATGGCCTTGATAGGCGCGGGCGCATCAGGCCACGGGTGAGGCTTCTCTTCGGTGAACTTGAAAACGGGTTTCTTAACCATGACTAACCTCCCACCGGGCCATAACCGGCCCGGTCTAATTTGTTCTGCAATCTGCTGATGCGTCCGCGCCTACGTTGCACGTTACCCGTGACCACGAGGTCAGTAGCGATAGCCAGCGCACGAAGCTCTAGCTTCACGTCCTCGCCAATCATCGCAGGCGACGGGATGCCGGGAAGCATATAATGCGGGTTACCCAGGGGCATCAGTCGGTCTAATAAGCTGCCCTCCACAATGCGCCCCTCGATGTCTGAAAGCATCTCCTCAACTGCACCGCCCTCGCTGGCGACTGCACGAAGGGTGTCGCGCATCATAGCGTCGAGGTGAGTGTACGAGTGCTTCTCGACGAAGGCGCGAGCGTTGGGTGTGTCCTCAACCAGAAGGGTCCGGTCGGAGTAGTCCCACTTGCTGTACTGTGTACAGCTAGGCCCGCTGTCGGTAACTTCGATTCTCGCATCCCGCAATGCCGCCTGGGCCTCCTCCTCTGTGGCGAAGCGAGCCTCGCCATAGAAGTCTCGGCCAAGGGCTGGCTGGTCTACAATCACGCGAACTTTAAATTGGACGGGGTAGCGCCGACCCGGTGTGGTGTTTAATGTGTTCATTAGGACACCTCCTTAGCGAGTGCGAGAACTTGATTCCACTCGGCTCTTTCCTCAGCGGTTGCTCCAGCCAGAAAGCGTTCGTTCCAATCGCTATCCAACTGATCACGCTCTTCCTTCGATGCCGTCGCTTGACGCCTTGCGGCATCGAAGACGTGCTTCATGACAACCTTTTGCGACACCTTGAACTCGCGAGGGATTTGCTTCGCGCAGCGCGACCCAACGAAGATGCCCCATTCAGCAGAGTCAGTGCCGAGTAGGCTTTTATCGAACTTCTCCAGGGTCACACTGCCGCTTCTTAGACGCTCTTCCCTCGATTCGTCTCCAGTCAACACGACGTGCGCGTTGTTTCGTTGCCAAATGCCGCGCCCGCAAAGCTCGCAATACACATCGGCTTCGCGCTGCTGTTTCGAGTGGGGGTTGAGTTTCGTTTCTGCGATTTTGAATGTGAAAGTCTCAGTCATTTTCTGTTCTCCAAATAAGTTATTAACGTCACCATACGATTTAGAGCATACGGCTGGTGGTGTTGTCAACTCCTTGCTAACACTTTTCTGAAAAAAAGTTGCGAAAGACTTACTGCGCCACTGTCATCGGCGGCAGATTTCTCTGATTGCACGCAGTTCGACTTTTTTCTTTGGTCGAATTACGTGGTTCTTCCTGCCGATCTTTAGCTTCATCGGGGCTATCACTACGTACCTGTGCTTGCGTCCGTTGTGGACCCGGTCAATGAAGCCTCCGCGCCAGCCTCGGTCATAGTAGAAGACGTAGTCACCCGCCTTGGGCACGTCTTCGACGATGGAGTACCACCGTCCTCGGATTTTCTTGCGATCTACCATAGACAAACTCCAATTGGTTTAACTGGAGCTTACCACGTTTCCCTAGTATTGTCAAGTGGTTGCGAACGGGTGCACTGGCTAGACCGCCTTCGATTTAGCTATTGCGACAGGGTTTTCAGCCTGTATCTCAGCCATCCGGCGATCTACCGCCTGGAGCATGTCCAGCTTGCTCTTTCGGTGTGTTGGTACGAGGTCCGCGCACGCTGCGCCCTCGGCTCGACCACGAAAGCGTCCAGCCAACAGGTAAGACCTCACGAACCGCGAGCGTGCCATTTCCTTCTGGACCCTGGACCAATCGCTTTCCAGCCCTCTCACAGCCTGCTTCGCAAGCCAAGAAACGGTGTCTGGGTCGTCTTGTAGCCTGAAAACGTCGATTTCCGCGCCTACAGACGCGGCGGCCTCATGAACCTTCGAGAAGCGCACCCTCGCGTCTGCCGGAACCCAGTAAAGGCCACCACCGGAGCGGAGCATAACGCAGCCCTCTTCTTCCATCAGGTTTAGAAGCGCGAATCGAAGGCACTCCATGTCGAACGACCCGGAAAGTGCTTTTAGGTGGGACTGGAACGCGCCGACCCGTGGATCATCGCGGTCACACGTAACCTCAAAGTTATCAGCTACCTTAAACTCCGTCCTTCGCGATTTGCTTTTCACCCGCTCCGTAACTGTGACCTTGGCGAGCATCCTTGACCGCCGGTCACGTACCAATTGTGTGCCTTTAGAAGGAAATACTCGCTTCGCGGCTAAATGAACACATCGCCAATCGGATATCGCGTGCATTTCACGACCAAGCAGGGTGCTCAAAACCTCGGTGTCAGCAAGGTCCATCGGTGGGCCTTCGTCAGGTATAGAGTAAGACAAGCATGAAAGGTGGTCTACGTTAGTCATTTGATTCTCCTAAATTACGACAAAAAAGATGAGCCACCGTACCGATAGCCTCTTCCTTTCAATTGCAGCAGCGGATTCACCGACCGCGTCTTGCGAAACCTCTGGTGGCTGGCCTTTCAGTAGCTCCACACGCGCTTCCGCGCTCGCGTGGTCTACAGTCGCAGACGAGTAGTACACGCCAGTGTAAAGTATGCCTACAAGAGCGATGACCGCACAGATTGAAGCCATGCGCTCAAAGAGTGTGCCCAAGCCAACATTTTCAGCGCGATAGGCTCGCGCACCAAGCAATATTAAAATAACTATAATCATGACGTTAAATTACATCCGGGGCGGTGGCATTGTCAACACATTGATTTTTTTTGACGCGGCGCGATTATCGGTTAGCGTAGAGCAATAACAACTCGTGGAGAATATGATGAAAAAGAAAATAATGGCATTAACGCTGGCAAAACTCGCAGAGCTTGTGGCAAGGTACCCCGCTAACGCAAAAGTGATTGATGTAATCGAAAAGGAGTCAAAATGAACGCACTGCTCTATTGCGCGATGTTGACGCAGTTTCTTCCGGCGTTGAACGAAAACGTCCGGCAAGAACGCGAGTCAACTTGCATTCTTTTAGTAAACGAGGCTGAACGCCAAGGCGAAGACCCCTTCCTTGTAACCGCGCTATCCTGGCACGAAAGCAGGATGCAATACCTCAACCGGCGTGGTGATGTTGTACGCAGCCACCGTGGTGCTGTGGGGCCACTTCAGGTCATTCCGAGAATCTGGTGTGAAAGCCGATCAACTCGCGATTGCGATCTGGTCGAGGCTGGCGTTCGTGCGTTAAATCGCTTTAGAAGCCGGTTTGAGAGGAAGCACGGATTGGAGTGGGCTATCTGCTCGTACAACTCTGGTCGATGCAAAGGTGAGCACACTAAGTCTTTTCGCTGGGCGAAGAGCGTTGTTCGCGCATCAAAAAAGTATCGGAGGTTGTGGAGACGGCACTCGAATCGTTGACCAAAAGTAGGTTTTTTGGCAGTGTAATGAGGCAGCTTACCTCACCGTTTCTCCCTTCCCAGAAGCGGTATTGTCTGTATAAGCCCCCCGAGACGGCGCACGGTTCGGGGGGCTTTTTTTATATGCTGATATCGCTCTCGACCTCATCACCCCAAACGCTCCACCCGCTCGAAGGCTCTCGTGCGAATAGCTCAACCTTATTTTGCGTCGGGAACATCTGCTCGATGCGTCTGCGAACCTCCTTCGGTTTTGCGCTATGGTCAGCCCTCGCAGATTCGACTAACTGTCTGATATTCCTGGCACCTCTTGGTTGAGGTATCTTCCCACGCTTTCCAATCAAGCAAATCTCGCACTGCGACATCGTGTAGAAGCCTGGATTTACTCGCAGTTTGTTCCAGACAAACCCAACGGTTGCCCACTTGAAGCCCCACGCCTTCAGCAGGTCAATAGCCTGATCAAGATGCGGGCTGGTAGCCCACATGAACAAAAGGCAGTCATTCGCACAGATTTCGCTTACAGGTAGCTTTTTAAGCTGTCCGAGGGTCAGTGTAGAGTAGTGCTCGATTGCGCCTCCAGAGGACACGCCCCCGGCACCTGTGTGCTGCTTTTGGCCTTTGTAGTCCCAAGGCGGGTCCGCGTACACGATATCGAACTTCATGCGATAACTCCTTTGTCCGCAAAAATCTCGTAGAATCGATCATACCTGTCACCCCAATATGCGAGGAGGCTAGGAAATGGAGCAGAAGCCTTGGCTCCCACAAATCTCAAACGCCCTTTCCAAAAGCACATACATGTAGCTTTCGAGACACGCTCTTGAAAAGCCTTGGTGTCTGTCCTGCTAGGCAAAAGCGCAATAATCTCAACACCCCTCTCGCCTTCCATCGATATCTTTTCGCACCACCGACGAAGGTCGTCGTAGGGTGGGTTTACAAAAACAGTACCGTACCCTCGCCAATCTCGAATTAGTCCGTCGTCGCGCTTCGTAAACCGCCGCATCGGTTTAACGAGGCATCCCTCTTCCCAGCAGGGGTCCAGGCCGACCATGTCGAACTTTTCGACTAAATCAATCACCACCTGTGGTGTGTGCCAATTCGTTTTAGCCGCTGGCATTATGTAAGCGCGTTGCTCACCCTGGTTCTCATTCTCACTCTCACTCTCGCTCATTGTCATCTTCCCTTCCTCGTAAAAGTTTATAGCCCCTGGAACCGGGACTCATTCGATCAATTCTTATCGATACACCGTTCCGCCTGTTCGCCTTGCCTTGCGCTGAGACAATAACTTCGCAGATGGCGTGCGTTGGCGTCACACCAACAACCTGAAGCAACCTGCCTTTGTTTCGCGAATCTAGGTCAGCCCAAATCTGACCGATCACAACGTCTACACTCATTTTCACACCTCAAACCGCAATTTCGTTATTACCTGTCCCGGCCTACCGCATATACCCAAATCGCCGTGACACCAAAATCTCTGTACTTCTAATGACTTGTAGTTAAACCACACCATCTTATTTGCACCGGCCACGGGTGGTCCAACGTCATCACCAACCTCAAACGTGATTCCGCAACGACGCATGAATTTTCGGTGGGCCACAAGGCTCCTCGCGATGGCGGCTGGGCTTACGTTGTGAGCGATGGCGGCAAAACCGAGTTGCCACGGCGTCTCAACGCCAACATTCATCACGTAACGTATGAAGGTAGCGACCCGTTGCTTTGTGGACCACTGGTTCGTCATCAAATACTTCAGTTCACCATCGACCTTGATCGAACAAAGGCCACCGACCGACCGGGCTATATGTAATCTCAAGTCATCATCAACATCTTCGTGGTCACAGACCGCTGCTAGGGTCGTCGCTAAAAAACCGCCGTCCCGCCTCATGGTTTCAAAAAACCACTCCCAGTCGTTCGACCGCAAAGCATTGCGAAGCCCCGCGCAATTTTCAAGCGGTGGCTCCTTGTATATTTTCGGCTCTAAAACGTGAGCGAAAAGAGGTGCATAGTTTTGCTTTTTAGTAGTTCGAGAAGGCTCCAAATTGACTGAGTAAAGCATCAGGTTACGCCAAAACTCATCAACTGTTTTTGGTTGTTCCATTGAATACCTCCAATACCAACGCTTCCAGCATTTTTGCGGGCGTGGTCTTTTGCGCGAGAGCACGTTTCTTTATCGACAATGCGTCGGCTTCCGGCAGGCGAAGCGTTATGGGCACAAGCCGTCCAGACGACTCTGTATTTATCGTGAAACTAACAGGCTGAGTAGCTCTGTAATGGCCACGCTGGTGTAGTGCGGTAGCGGCAAGACCTCCAGCGTATTCCTCTGAACCGTCTTTGCTCGGAATGTGAATTACGAGCGCGTCAAAGCTTATGCCCATCGCATCGCATATTCCCTTCAGGAAATGCGAGACCTCGCCAACCGATGCAAGCTCGCCAGAGTCCATTAAATGACTAATCGTCGCTTGAAGCGGCTCAAGCTTTCTTTTCATCAGGCCGGGAGACATCTTCCACCCCAATTTACGCGCTGATTGATTGCTCATGCGACCTCGCTTTTAGACGAACAGCGTCCCTCATCCACTCCGACAGAGACAGCCCACCAAGCGAGCTTTCGATCAAGCGATCATACTCGTCCTGGGGCATGTGAAAGCTCACTGTTTTGTACTTGCGCTGTGGGGATGCGGTAGAGAGTGTCACAACCACATCGGCACAACATAGCTCCAGAGCCTTTCTCCAAATTCGAGCGCACACGTTGTCACCAATTGCCTTGGTCGAGTCCTGCCAACGAATGGCAATATTGTCTATCGAATCATCAACATCGACATTCAAAGCCTTAAAATACGCATAAACGCACACTTTCATCTCGCTAGGGCTGGCCACCTGACCTTCCTCGTAAAGGTGGGTCATAACCCGCTGGACGTATGCCAGCGCACAGAAAAGCCCACACTCATCGACTAGCTCTCGCGCACACTCGGATGCTTGCTCTAATCCTGTTCTTCCCATTTCAAACTCTCTTCAATGTAATCAATGACTTTGGCTACCCGAAACTCTGGGGCCTTATCTAAATTCATGCTCTTGCGCCCGGTGGCCAGAATGGCTGAATATTCGGACCACGGGATTGCCCACAGCGACCCATCGATCACCCGTCTTACGAATACGATGGCCAACCCCCCGGCCTCCATCGTATTCGTAAGGTGGTCCACCTCTGCACCAGTGAACCGTCGGGCAGGGAGGCTGGGGCCTTTTTTAAGCTCCTTTGCCTCAACCACTACCGCTCTACCACCCTCTAAAGTGCCGACGTAATCAGCACCCGCGCTCGCGCTAAAGACTGCCAAGAACTTTCCTGCGCCGAGCGGTCTGAGAACCTTTATTGGCGTAGGTATTTTTCGTATCCAAGCGATACCTCGGACAGCCATGCTTTGGTGCGCGAGGTTAAGCATGTCTTCGGTTGCGCGACCTCGGTTTGCATAGTTTTTTATCATGAAATCGAAACCCGGCTATTCACTAGCTCAACTCGTGCATCGGCAGCCTCGATTACGTCTTGCTGGTGTGCGATGAATACAACCTGATCGAACCCCCCAATCTCCTGGGCCTTTCGCAACATCGCTATGTATTTCCCCGCGTTTTCGGCATCCAAAGCACCCGTGGTTTCGTCCCGCCAGAGCGTTTTCCACGGAGTCTTGAGTTCTTCGTTTCGGAAGAGGCTGATTGCGAGCCTGATCGCCTCATCGACGATGACTTTTTCTCCGCCCGAAAGGTTGGCAAGGTCCGAAGCATTACCACGAACGTGATCGATGACCTCGACTGAGAAGTTCTCGGTAAAACCTTTACCTGAAGTTTTGGCTTTGGAAGTAACGACATGAACCTCAAACCGCGCACCGTGGCTCGCTCGTAGAAGCTCATTTGCGATGGTTGAGACTCTTGGTCCGGCTGCGTCAATTTCCAAAGCCTGGACTCCAAAAGATCCAAGCCCCACTGCGAGAGCCTTCCACGCAGTCGATTCAATATGACTTTCTTTAGCTCTGGTTTCAGCTTCATCGAGCATCTTCTCCTCTTTTTCAAAACCGGCAAGAGCCAGCTTTAACTCGTTCAACACGTTACTAATACGCTCACGCTCAGAATTGAGACGCTTACGTTCATCTGCTTTCTGTTCACCGAAGCGTACGACCTCCATGCGCTTCGCGTAAATCACATCGTACTGCGCCCGCACAGCTTTGTATCGCTCATTTTCTGCTTCGACGGACGGCACTGCACCCAGAGCCTCAAGCGAAGCCTGTACGCTAGGAATTATCTGGCTAACTTTCGCAAGCTCACCTTCGAGCCTCGAAAGCTCGGCTTTGTCTTCGGCCCGCGAAGATTCAAGCTCGCTTGCACGTGTAGTGTACGATGCGTAATCGCGAAGATCATCACGCAAAACAGCTAACCGCTCCTCCATCGCAATAATCCCTTCGTCCGTCACTGGCTTCTCGCTAACACGAGCCCGTGCGACCGACAAAGCC